GAAAACCACATCTGCGGCAGATGGTGTTGCTGTACCAAGAGCAACCCACGCTTCACCATCAGTGAGAACGCCATCAACTATGTAATCGGGTGTCGCTGTGTTTACTGTCATTACGCCACCTCGTATCTGATTAGAACCATGCCAGTAGAGCCAGCACCGCCCGCATAAGAACCAGTATTGTTCAAAGTGCCACCACCACCTGAGCCAGTATTAGGAACGGCGCTTTGATAACCAGCAGGAGTCGAAGTGCCAAATCCTGAATCTCCTCCAAGACCAGTAGTGGTACCCTGACCTTGACCTGAACCTGCACCACCTTCACCGTAAGCCCGTGCAGTAGCGCTAATACCTATATGGTTTGCACTAGCACCGCCATCTCCACCGTTTGCTAAACCGTCTGTTCCTGCGGCTTCTCCGACACCACCGATACCACCACCGCCACCAGATTCATACCAACCGCCATTAGTTGTATAATTGGTTGCTGTACCTCCTGCGTTACCTGTGTGCGAACCTGTTGCGGTACCTCCAGCCTTTGTGCTGTCATTGCCACCATCCTGACCACCGCCACCGCCGCAACCTAAACTGTTACCAGCCGAGCCAGTTCCACCAGCGCCGCCTCCGATAGTAGTCACACTTAAAGCGGAAGAAGATGCACCATTAACACCTGCGGTAGTTGTTCCCACCCCACCTGCACCAACAGTAATAGTATAAGAACCAGCGGATATTGCCGCTGTACCTGTGGAAACTTCACCAGCACCACCACCACCACCACCGACATATGACCCATTATTAGCGCCACCAGAAGCACCGCCACCAATAATCATATAAGTAGCATCGCCAGAACCAGCATGAACAGTCAACGTGCCAGAACCCCTGAAAGCATGAACACGGTATGTCGTACCAGAATCTTCGTATTGTGTGATAATCCCACCGAAAGCAGTAATTGGGTCAAGGGTGCCACCCAAACCGCCATTCATCCACGCAGAAACAGCCGTAGACGGATTAGCCCTTGGCAAATCCTTCCGAGCCTTCCACGTAGAAACCGCAGTACTAGGGTTAGTCCTATCTTGTCGAAACACTATAAGACCTCTTAAGCAGTTATTCTATTTACAAAACCATTGATGTTAACAACATTCGCAGCCGCAGCAAAAGCCTTGACTACAAGACCATTTTGCAAAAGCAATCCGGGGCATACAAGCACCCAACCTGCTTCGGCTGTAATGGTAATTTCTGTTAATTCATCTGGTGCTGTTGCACCACCGTATTCAATCGTCAGTTTCCTGTCCGTTGAATCAGTGTTACACGCATACAACCAGATTTCATCTTTGTTAGATGTACCCGATACGGCGGTATGAATAGTTGTACCAGCAGTAGCCGTAGCCGCCACCTTAATATTCTTACCGTTAGTGCCGCCTGACAGTAACTCTTTTGAATATGTCGCCATATTACCTTTCCTTTATTTAACTGAAAATTTGGTTATTCAGAAGTAGTTGATCATTGTTAGTAGTTACAGAAATAGCAGGAGTAGCGCCCCCTGTAGAAACAATAGGAGCCGTGCCTGTAACAGCAGTCACTGTTCCAGCAGTAGCAGCAGCCCATTTCAAACCTGATGCTTCAGAAGAATCCGCTGTTAAAACATAAGTATTACTACCAACCGCTAAACGTGTTACCGCATCAGAACCAGTAGCAACAATAATGTCACCCTTAGCATCAACAATGTCTTTCTGCACAACACCCGGAGTTGTATTAACAAAAGTTTCTATATCCGTAAAATTGGTGTTCATTTCGCTGGCAACTATTGTTGTTCCAGCGGAAAAATCGTTTGTAACTGCTAATGTCGCCATTTATCGCAATCTCCTCGGCGTGTATGTGAAAGCCAACGCATTTACTTCCCAATGATTATTTGTGGAAGGTCCGTTTACCTTCATACTAATACTCTGTGCTGTCCCAAGTGTGGGCAAATTAACAACATCTGCTGTTAAATTACGGGCAATAGCATCCCATTTCGCTACATATGCTGATGCCTCATCAGCATCATCCCATTTAGCGGTACCCCACAAAGAATCAGATGTTTTACCAGTAATAGACAAATCGAAACTATTAGTTTGAGATGACTTATCGTAATCTTTATAAATTTGTATAGGTAAAGTAAGCGTAGTTTCTGCTGATAACACCACTCTTGGGCGACCCCAACGCTTTTTAACAATAGGATCACGCCCAACTACCCACCTAGTAGTGAAATAAGACGTTATATGTGAAACCGCAGTAGACGCATAACGGTCAGTTGTACGATTCTGTGCATCTTCCACATCGACCACAACGCCAGTATTTGCTACGCATCCTGCGTAAACTGTAGGCGAAGAATTAGGTGGACGATACGCATACAGTGGGCCAGCATCAATGTCACTCATAGTCCAAGAACCACCTTCACCCATAGTCGGGTCATACATGAAAGTTCTTCGAGTAGTAGCGCCATCTTCAGTCCAGTCAACTGAAACATATAATTTGTTGTTACCCCACGCTAACTGCGGGGGGTTACTAGTTAGGTTATCTATACGCCCATCTTCAATAGCGGGCTGTAATTTGGAAAACAACCATATAAATTGTTGCCCATCATAAACGTAAACTCCTTGATCTGCGTGCCAAAAGAAAGTTCCAAATGTTGAAGAAACAGGGGAAGATTCTGGTATTGAACCAACATTGTTAGTTGCTGTTGTTACTTGAAAAGAATCAGAATCGAAACCGTAAACAGCGTAAACACTATTAGATTTGAAAACTAGAAGCCTGTCTCCTGCTGGTACAAGCCCTGTAATATAGTCACCATGCTCCCCTTTATCAATATCAACATAATCAGACGCAGACCACTTCTCGGGATCATTCGCATTGGACCATCTGAGTCGGTACTTGTATCCGGTACTACCCTCATACGTATACCCTGCCCACGCAAAATTGTTCCAAAACGCTACGTATTGCGCTTGAGGGAAGTTCCCAGCGGAACCATCGAGAGTAGTTCCTAAATCTGCACCTGAAGAACCATCCCATTTAAAAGACGGTTTATCGTAAGAAACACCGTAAGCGATGTTATTCATGGTCATGCCATAAACACGCGAACCGCTAGTTCGCGCTGTTATTCCACTAACAGTAGTGAAATTAGTAGACGCAGAATGAGCAACAGTAGTTCCGTAATTAACTAACAGTTGGCTAGTTCCACTATCTGTGTACAAAGCCCACATGCCTTTAACATCAGCACTTAATGCTGTTGTGTTGCGTCTGTCAACACCATCACGTTGACGTATCCCACCACGAGGGTCAACAGTGACATTAAGCATGTCAGGGGATTCGTTTTCAGCGAGATTAAACTGATCGGAACGAAAGTTAAGACCACCAGTGAAGGCTTCTAGAACTTCAAGTTTGAATTGGCGTGCCATTAACCTTTACCAAATAACCCCGCCGGAACTGCTGTAACGTAAACCGCCTGTACCCACAGCATAACGTGTCGCTATGCGACTGTTAGCCACCATAGGTTGAGGTGCTGGAACGTCAGCGTACCTACGACCAATATTATCGAGATCAGTTTGGAATTGTATTAAATATTGTTGAGCCATCACAGGATCTTCTTGCTGTAAATAGGCTTTAGCAATAGCGTAAGTTACAAGAATAGGGTGAAAAGGTGCAGGTAAATCAGGTGAAGAACCTGATGCTGAACCAACACCAAAATCTGTTGGGTTCCGCATTACACGAGCATAAATAGTAGCGGCACCATCAGGAGTTGGATACAACGTAACCGTGTCGTTCCAGAAACTCCACTCCCAAGGTTGACCACTTGTAGTCACATTAAGAGGGTAAATAAAATCTGCGTTGTCGTTACCAATAAACTCAAGGACATGATCGTCATTACGTAACGACATTATTTCACGAACACCTTGTGTAATAGCGTCAGGGGAACCTGCGATACTAGCAAGAGTGTAAGTTTTTGTTCCACCAACTGTGTTAAAAGTTGTTGATGTTTCAAAAAATGGCCAGCGTTTTTCACTGTAAACAATCGTGTCAAAACCTTGACCGATCATATTGTCAAGAACAGTGTCAGATATGTCAGTTGCATCAATGTCAACAACTGAACGAACCTGATCGCGCATTTGTTGCAAGGTCATTGAAGTCATTAAACAGCCGCTTTCTGTCTAGTGTGTCCAATACAAAGCGATGTACCCGTGACGGGGTGCGCTTTACACGCAGTCCCGCCACGAGTCGTCGCAGAGCAAGATCCGTCTAGAAAGTCGGGAGGTGCCTCAGCAAAAGACGATGCTGGTCTAGACCCAGCCACCTGACCGGCGGCATAAGTACTAGGTGTGGAACCGCCGCGCGAAGCGGCAAGTTCAGCATTTCGACCATGTGCGAGGGCAAACTCTCTACCCATTTCTTACTCCTTTGCTTGCAATTGATACAAGAGGTAAACCCTTACTTAAGCAGGGGTTATACCGTAGATGTATCCTTGACGAGCGCGGTTGCTGATCGTCAAGTTTCCGTAGCACAATATTTGTGCGTAACGTGCATCTTGGTTCGTTGGTCGCACGAACGGAGTCGGCTGGAACCAAGTGTCTGTGTGAGCAACAAGACGTAGATACTTAGTGTTAAGCATGTACATTTTGCCTTCACCGGCTAGTGTGCCGTCATAAGTTACAGGAGCGCCCTTGAACAGAAGGTTCTGGAAACCAGCATCTGCTGTCTTAGCGTCTGTGTAACGTAGTTGTGGCTGAAGCAATGCTTCATATGCCTCATACTGTGACTGTCCAGTCATGATAATCGTAGGCTGATCGTTGCCAACCGATACGTCATTGTAAGTATTTGACATTTGAGCAAGTGTTATAGCACCAGACATGTTATGAACTTTTGATCTCCACCAAGAGTTATCTGAATCTGTTGCATCAATTCCACCGAAAGAGGAACCACCTGCGTCATTACCAAGACCTACGCAGGCTGAAAGCCCAAGCATGTCTTTACCACTGTTACCTGTACCATTGCCGAAAAGCATGGTGTTAAGGTTTTCAATAATGGTTTCTTCCGTCTGCATGATCTTTCCTTCGAGAAGGTCGATTACTTGCTCTGGTCCATTATTTTTTGCTTCTTCAATACCAGTTATTGTTACAGTTGCAGCATACTGTTTCCAGTCGAACTCAGCGGCTGTGATGCCTGTCTGAGCAGTTGTGGCTATAGTATCTGATCCTGAGTAAGAACCGGCTGTTGAGTTTGATCCATAAATTATTGGAACAACGATCTTTGCTCCGCCACTTACGCGCCGAATGGTTTGTCCATTGGTAAGCGCATAAAACAGTGGGCGAGCAGTAAACACGTTATCCGCAAGTTTAGGAACATAATTATTCAGCGTTGTGCTGAGTATCTCATCAAAGTTGGTGTTACCCGCTACCATTTGATTTTTCTCCTATTAGTTGTTTGATAATTGTTCGTTCGCCAGCGCAAAAGCATCCCGAATTGAATTAATTGCCTTGTTAGTATTCGTTTCCTGAGTGGCTGAAGGACTCCCAACCGTAGATTCAACTACGTTCGCGGCACGTTTCTCCTCGATAATGTCAGCAGTTTTTGCTTTGTCTTGAAGATCGCCGTACGTCATATGGGCGTAAGCGGCTTCAAGGTTGCCGATATTATGTTTCAAAGCGTGACTATAAAGTGCCTTTTCATCAATCTCAGTGTTGAATTTATTAGACAATTCTTCCACTTCTTTTTGCATATTTTGCTGTCTGTTAGCGCGATTCTGTTCTTCAATGGATTGTTCAATTCGCCGCAAGCGTGCTTCTTCTGGGTCCAAATCCTCTACCAGTTCATCCTGATCGGTGTTTTGATTACCCATGCTGACTCCAAAGGCATCGGCTAAAGCCGAAACTGCACCTTTTGGGTCAGACTCTAATGCTTGGACAATTGCCTCTCCTTGAGCCAACCTTTCGCGTTCTGATGCCAACTCTTGCGTTTTACGGGTGTAATCCGCTTGACGTTGATATCCGTTTTGAAGTTCCTCCAATGAAACTTGTTGCATTTCACCATCAACTTTGACGGTGTATGTGTCTCCTGTTGCAGTAACTTCTTGTGAAACGTCTGGAGTGCTTTCTGCTAGTTCCTGTGTTTCGTTTTCCATGTGGAATCCCTTCGGTTGTTCCTATTATGAGACATATTTTGTCCCGTAAATTACATATTAGGTAACTCAAGCCCCATCTGGTTCTGGAGTTGCGCTAATAATTCAGGCGGTACCCCACCTGTTGCCTCAAATACCTGATCGGGAATCGGACCCGGATCCATCCCGCCTGTAACGGCTGGTGGTTGCATGCCCGCTATTTCCTCACCGGCTGCGGCTTCACCCTCAGCGACCATAGGTTGCTGTTGGATAATAAATTTTTCTGCATCGTCAATACCAAACCCGTATTGCAGAACGTGTTTCACAAGTTCTGCTGGATCAACGACTACGCCTACAAGTGGTGCCATAGCATTCATAAGAGACACGGCTTGTTGACGGCGCGCAGTTTCATTCAAAGGCTGGGTCGACCCGCCTTCTACGGAAAAATCGTATTCACCAATAATGTCATCACGCGTGTAAGCGATGAAATATTCTTGGTCGTCTTTTCCTGTTACACGAATCATTTGCGCTTCGGTCATGTACTGCTGCATTAGTTGCATAACCATGCGAGCGACTTTAGAAATAATGATTTCAATAGTTGCTAACTTGTCAGCAGCACGAGCGTTACCAGCGTCAGCAATAATGCTGGCTTCCGTAGCGGTACGCCTAGTTTCAGGCATTTGACCACGCTGATATTCGGAAACCCCACTCACTGTATTGATGTCAGCCTCAATGAGATGGGAATGATTGTACATTTCTGGAGCCAAAGGCGTTTGAGCAAGAGGAACGACTATATCTCCAAGGTTTCTGTTTTCATCCACAACGGGTACGAAACGTCCATCTTCGTCAGATTCTAATGCTTCACGACCTTCGGGTCCAAAAGAACGCTCATGGTATAAATATTTCCGAGCGTAGCGTTTACGATGGTTCACCATCTGTGAACGCGTTTTATTTAATTCTTCTTGCAAAGACTCTATTTGTGACAGATCCCCAATCGGATAGAACGTATCTGGCACATCATAATTGCGTAACATCACGTAAGGATGTCCGAATGAATAAGGCATAGGTGTTGGATCTAATAAAAAATCGCTACCTGTTTGACTAAGTACACACATGGTGCCATCTTCAATGTTGTAATATTCAAAGATACTTACACGTTCAACAAGATCCGAGTATTCTTCACGTTCCGTGTCATTATTCCAACGGTAACGAACACCCGAATCTGCTTCCAAACCTTGACGGACACTACGTTTAAACCTTTTATCTTTTTTGACTTCATGCAAAGGACGTACAATTCTTTGCACAATCCATTTAGCGTCCTCTAAACAAGTTGCTTCAGGATCAACCAACATATCGAAAGGGCTTATCCTCTCGACAAAAGCCTGATCTTCAACTATTTCCATTCTCGTATTAGGGACACTCGCAGCGATATCTTCATCAGAAGGCAAATCTTGAGCCATGTCAGGATTCATGTAAGCGAAATCCTGAACTTCTTCAGCCGCAGTAACGATCTGCTGATCGCGTTCCATAGGACTTAAAGGACGTTCCTGTTCAACGAAACGCCAACCTACTTTTATCCAAGCGTGACCAAGAATAAGAAAATCTTTAACAGCACGCCTGAAAGGTTTCCTGTAATCGTGATGCCGCCACAAATAATTGATGATCGCTTCGTTGAAAACGGCGCGATCTTCGTCACCTTCTTTGTTCGCTGTAACCGTTATTTTTGGATGGTTAACAGCAACAGAAGGAGCGATAACATTAATAGTACTAAAAGCAAGATTCACTGAAATGCGGTCATAACTCACATTGCCTGAATAACCCGCACCTAAAGTGTCACCGTGATAAGTTTTACCACGATACAAGTCGATCATCCTGCGCCATAAAGCGTCATAACCTTCATCAACACGCCAACGATGTGTCATCTCGATACGGTCTTGTATCTTAGCGAATTGTTCTGCTTTAGTTTGTCGCGCCATTAAGACGATGCCCTCTCTACTTGAATACCCTGCGCTTCGGCTTCGGCAATAACTTTCTTTTCGCGTTCACGTAAAGTTAAATGCTGCTCATCGGGCGGCAACTGGGAGCGGTACCCGCTGCCAGTCACAACCCTAAGACCTAAAAGTTTTTGCCTCCACTCCCACAATTCTTCAAGTTCTTTATCAGTTTTAGGACCCTTATGGGTTTCAACGTATTCTGCGAACTCTTTAAAAGAAGCGTTAGGAGGTAAAACAGCCACTACCGAGGGGCGGGCTGATGTGCAGGCTCTACTTTTCCTGTATGCCCATGCTGGTTGAAAGGTGTTTCACGTGCAGCCTGCTCATTGCTTGCTTGCCTTGAACCGCCTTCATCGCTTCTTAAAGTCGCCTTTTGCGAACCAGTCTCAGTAGGAGGACCAAACTCAAGAACATTAGTATTCAAGTTAGGTTGCGCTCCCATGCCAGAGGCATTGTACTTATTTTTACTCATAAAGGACTCTCCGTTCAATAGTTATGTCCTAAACAAATGCTTAAGGTGTCCCACGCACATTGTTTAAACCGATGGTATCAGTAATCGGAGCGTTCTTGGGGATTTGTCTACGCCACCAATCAAACGTCCAAGTATCATCAACTTCCTGCACATACTCAGGAATAAACGCATACTTTCGCATCTGATTAGCCAAAGCAAGCGCCATAACACGGTCATCATGCGGAGAACCAGACATGGTACCCCTTTCATTACGAGTAAAAGTTCTCAACTCCTGCAACGTAAACTCGTCATGCAACACTAATTCTTCGTTCTTTAACGCCATACCAAGATCATCAATCATCAAAGGCTTAGACGTACGCGTAGTTTTCCACCCAAACTCCTGAGACATCTTATTAGTCTCATTATTCAACGAACGCCTACGAAAAAGATTAGGGTACCCCAACTGTCTCAACTGTGTGATAGTAGTTAAACCATGGTTATTAGACTCAACGCAACACAAAGCGTTCCCATACCAAATACCAATATTGTAAACCTCATGCGCTAACTCATCAGGCGGTATACGCCCATGCCACACCGCTACCTGCTCACCATTCTTAGCGTCAATAACCTGAACACAAGAATAATCGCCATGACCCAACCCCTCAGCAGTATCAACACCCAACGTGTAACCACTCCAACGCTCAGGAGGAGTCCAAATTGTTAAATTCATGTCCTAAACTCTAAAACTCTTGGTTGAAGTTCGTGTAAATAACCTGTTTCACCGCGTCTAACATGCTTAGACATAGCATCCAAAACGTTAAGATCAAAGACAGGATTACCAGAACGAACAAACGCTTCTTCGGGACTGGTTGGATACTCCTGTGCAAGTTGCCACGGCAACATAGACTGTTTCTTCGACTCATACCAAGACTCATCTCTGTCCTCTGAAGCAGACCACGGAAAAAACATAGCATCAAAACGGTTATTGCCAGTTACAGCACCATTCCAAAGATGATGAAAGAAATTCCCAGACCCATTAGCAGTAGACAACCCGATAATCCGACCGCCAACATCAGCCACTGGCTCGATAGAAGCCCATGCTTCCTCAGGGTTAGGAAGGAACGCCCATTCGTCAACCACAACCAACGAAGCCGACTCACCACGAGCAGGATCGGATGCCGAAGGCATCGAAGTAACCTGTGAACCATTAGAAAACACCATCCTTTGCTGATGCTCAACCTGCTGAGTGGGACCACGCTCCAACATCCAATCAGGCAAATGCTTAAACCCATACTTAGTTTTACGCAGCAACAAAACCGCTTCACGCTCTGTACGCGACAAATCAATAATGTTCTGATCTTCCTTAAAAAAAGCGAGCCAAAACTGGTGAGCGGCTATAAGAGTCGTCCAACCAATCTGACGAGCCTTTAAGGTAAGACTGTAACGGTTGTCACCCCATCTTTGTAAGGCTTGCTCTTGTGCGTCCCGTAAACCAAAAAGGATACGACCATGAGCAGGATGAGCGATATGCCAATACTTACGTAAGAAATACGACTCATCCTTTTGACACTTTCTCCACTCTGCTTCCTGCTTTAACTCTGATACACGCGCCATAAATTATCCGGGATGATTATTAATAAACTGCTCATACTTCTCAGGCGAATCCAACACTATCGTAGTGTAAGAATACTTAGCGTTATCATCACCCTTTCCAAGAGTAACAGTAATCGCCCCTATCAAAGTACCAACAGCCACCAACAAACCCGTAATAGCCGTAATAATCTTAACTGCGCTCATTAACCCGCCTCCACAAAAATACACTCACCCGGACATTCTTCAGCAGCATCAATAACAGCCTCCGCTAAATCATCAGGAACATTCACAGAATCCGCCATCTTATGAGTAGGTTCTTTAGGAATCTCAGACCCCGCTTCTTTAACATAAAAAAGCCCGTCATCATGTCCGTGAAAAATGCTTGGACAAATTTCCTCACACAACCCATCTCCTGTACATAAATCTTGGTCAATCCAAACCCTCATCTAACCAAACCACTCTCGTAACATCCGCGCTAACACCCCAACCACTAACGCTGTAGACAATATAAGGCACACCATTATCGCCGCTGCAAGATAGTCGTCCAAATTCCGACTTCTCTTTAACCGCACGCTTCGCACTCCTCTGGGTTCTCCAACCCACAAACAAGTTCTTCATCATCATCCAACCCGTCAAGAACCTCCCAAGCCTCAACAGAGAAACCACCCGCGCTCACTTGCGCTTTTTAGAATGAGTTATCTTCTTGCCTGTGCGCTTAGAAGCAGCCTTAGCCGCAGCACGCCCCTTAGCCGTATACGAATAATGTTTACCACCAACCTTAGGCATCTTTAACCATCCTTAAATTAATCACCTCAGCCTCTAAAGCCTCAGCAAGTTCCTCATCTGAATAGCCTTCAATGTCCCGTTCGTCATCCACAACAACTTTCCGCTTAGGAGTGAACTTGTCAATATATTGCAAATACAAAGAAGCAGCCTTCACATCGCCATCGGATGCCCTCTGCCAGAGCGAATCAATCACGCTCTGCACCCTTTCAGGGTTGATGTTCAGTTCCGCTGCGCGCCTATCCCACTCTTTAATGAAACGTGCGTCACGTTTTATTCGCCGGATTGAATCCTCGTGGATTTTATTTTCTGAAGCCCAGTCTCTTTGCGTACGCGGTTCACGTTCGTTTCCTTGTAGGAGCCAGTCCAGAAGTTTCTGCCAATTCTTTGGCATGACATGCTGTCCTGTTTCTTCGTCCCACTTCCAACCTTTTCCTCCACCGTTTTGCGGCATTTATTCATCCTTTGATTCCCAGTCGCTAATAAGATTAGACATCATGTTCATCGCGTCTTGAGGATCTTCAAAAAGTTCCCTGACACGGTTATCTTGAATAACCGCCCAGTGGAAGTATCCAACATGATCTAAGACCTTTTTCACTTCTACTTTTGTTTTGAGGTTGGTATTCATATGACATCTATTGTATGCGATAAGTGTCCCATTCGGGCATTCATAATAAAGATAGCACTATCTGAAATACATATCAAAAACTTTGTAAAAGATCGGGACAAAACAACTATACTGTAGTACTAGTACTTAGTATCATCCTCAGCCCCTCAGGCAGAGGATGGTACTAGAATCCTTACTAAATCCCTTCGGCGCATACAGGCACCAAGTATGAGAAATATACAACCGCAGGGGAGTCTATGGGTATCTATACATATACTTAGAATCGTAGGGTACCCCCCGCAGGGGGGTGGGGTGCGGTGGTTCGGCGTGCGCGCGCGCTAGAGGTTCGTACTACGTACGAAAAGCGCTAGAACTAAACGAAAATTGCCTCGCACACGCACGTATACGTACGCATAATGCACGGGCAAGCGGACATGCGGGAGACTCTGGCAACCCTACGTAGTAGATGGTGGCTGGCTGGCTGGCTACTTCTCCTCTGAGTTATTTCCTCTTGAACGAAGTGAAAGAGGTAAATAACCTCAGAAGGAGAAAAGAATGAAAAACGAAAATGTGGAAATTTTGAATCTCGGTTCAGCATCGGGGATTCGCTATGAACTTCGGATCATAAGAGATGAAGTTACGCCTACAACTCCGAAGGAGTCGGTTCGTCCTGTTGTGAAGATGACGAAGGCTGACCGTAAGGTCAAGAATCAGAAGTTAATGCGTAGCATTAATGGGAAGTTGGCGGCTGCTACTAAGGCGACTGATAAGGCTAAAGCCTTGGTGTTCTTGAAGGATGCTCAGGCTTTGACTCCAGCAAACTGGAGTGGTGTTCAGGCTCAGATAGAGCGCAAGTATGTGGCTCTGGGACTAGGTAACTAGTCTCGGGGTTTGGTGTGGGTCGTGTGGATGCGATCAACTTTGTTCCAGTGTGAGAGATAACTGGTTAGACCCACACTTTTACCTACGGTATTGTCTCCGATTTGACAGCCGTTCGGTTCGGACATATAATGTAAGGATGCGATTGCAAAAGTTGCTCTCGCCGAAAGGAAAATAATGAATACAGATACAAACACAACTACAGACACGATTGATGTCGAACCTAATTGGAAATTCATGAAAGAATTTACCAAGCGTGCTATATGCGAAGGCTCGATTGCAGGTGTAACCGTGACCGCAAAAGGGCGTGAGAATATGGAAGCCATGCTCGCCTCATATGAGGAAATTGTGGTCTACCTTGCTTCTGATGCAGGTCAAGCACGGGAGAAGGAAAGGGGGTTCTAAGTCTTAATAAAATCTCTTTGAACAAAGTGAAAAGAGATTTTTTAAGAACTTAGAATCTCAACGAAAGGAAACATATGAAACAAAGCAATTTAGCAAATTTGGTAGACGATGCGTTCTATCATGGTGATGCTCAGGCATCAGGGTACAGGTGGACAGCCAAACGCCATCCTATGTCTGTAATAATCACGCATCATTCGACACCTATGTTCAAGGTGTGGTTCTCAAACGTGGGTGGCATAAATGCCCATAGCGTTGAGGCTATAGACAGGGGTTACGGCTCCATGTCAGACAGGTGTGGAGTTCGTAGAATCACCGAAGGTGCCGGTGTTGGCATCGGATATAAGGAACTCTACGACGAGGAGTAAAGTTTCGGTACTTAGTACTTTGAATGAAATGAAAAGTACTAAGTACCGAGTACTTTCTACAAAAAAAATCGTTGCGGCTTCGCCGCAGGAAGGAAATAACAATGGAAACAATGCAAACACAATTACATAAGATTGCTCACCTGTTGTCATTCGATTATGACGCATACAAGGCTGTACCTAACATAAGTATTGGTATGAAGCGGGAAGCGTGGCGTTACGAGTTGTCTAACAACGAGCGTTTACGTTTGTATGGGGTGGACTTTAACGAATCGCCTATGCCGAATATGAAAACGGTTAAGGCATCAATGGTACAGGAAGTACCTGCGTGGGGTATGACGTTGGTCGAGTATGAGCAATGGCACGCACAATCAGAGTTGGACGAGCAGGCGGCAGAGCCTGCCTATCTGCAAGAGGTGGCGTAAGCGAAGATCGGAGTACTGACTCTTAATAAATCTCTTTGAACAAAGTGAAAAGAGATTGATTAAGAAGTCAGTCTAAGAAAATAGCAGGAGGTGCTATGAGTAAAATGCAAAGCAGGATTGCGTTCGAGGGTGGTCACATTGATCTACCTGAGGGTGTGGTTTTGTCCGCAAAAGAGGAGCAACTGATCGCTGCTGCACTTAAGGGTGTGATGGTGGACAGTTCTCAAACAGCGCAGGCTGAGGTAAGTAAATTACCTAGAGCCCAGCGCAAAGCACATAACCAACGGCTGAATCGTAAGATCAACGGCATGTTGGCTAATGCAACCAAAGCGAGCAATGGCACGATTAAAGGTGGTGACAATAAGGTACGTGAGTATCTTAATAACGCCGCTAAAGCATGCCCTTCGCATTGGGATAGTGTGCGCATTCGTATCGAGAATAAAAGGCTTGCCCTTTTAGGTTGATGCGAGGTGGGTGCCAGCAGGAATTTGTAACTCCTGTATAGCAGGCGAGACAGCATTGCGACTGTCTTCCTGCTTGGTAGGGGTATAGTCGAAGTCAAGTGAGATATCTCTTGACGAGGGATGCAGGAGGACACTTTAAGAGGGCAATTCGCTTACTGAATTAAGCGAAACGACTGTCTTTTGATTGATCGGGTTCGAATCCCGACTACCCACAATGCTATGTGAGTAAGAGAACGTGACGGGTTAGCGCTCGTTAGGTGGAGTAGTACTGAGACACCAGCGTTGATGAAAACAAAGCAGGGGATACACATTTGATTCGATAAGGAGATATCTTTATGTGGAATACACAGAACAGGGTACGAACATGCTCTCTACCGTCTGCTGTGGTTGTGTGTCCCCGACTTTTTCGCACAAGTTCTGCTAAAGCAGGAGTAATGGATGACTGTGGCGGTGTGCGCACGGTACTGGTCCCGAAGGGAGAATGTACTTGACCGAGTAGCAGAACAACATAATGGCAGGGTGCCAGTAAATACGGGGTCTTTCATTCCCCTTCCTTCGCTGGCATCCTGCCTGTTACAACAGTTCACTAGGAGGTGAAGATTATGCCATCATTGGCAAGTAAAAAAGTTAAAGCGTTCATACGTTTCGAGTATGAAACTGAAATGATTATTGACATGCCCGCAGAGGAAAGTGTTAGTTGCGTGAGAGATCATATTAAAGTTCCTTTGCCTGAAACTTTTGACAAGTTGGAGTGGATAGACACAGTTGTGTACAGGGCAGAGGGTGTGGATACTAATGAAATATGGGAGTTATAAATGTTATTAGCAGTTTATGAGGCTTACGCTAATTGCACGGCGGCAACTCCGTGCGAAGATAAAAGTTCGTTAACTATTAACGATTTCGTAGGCGAGGCATGGTGGTTTATCGCCGGTGTTCTCGTAACTGGATGGGTGTATGAACTCGTCAGACGTAAACGATTAAAGCGCTTACGTAAGAAGTCATACCGTTCAGGGTTGGAGGCATTACGTAATGTCACAGGCAACGTCTACGATGATAAGAAAGACAAACACTAGGAGGTGTGTGTTGAATTTAAGTACAATAGATAATCGTGCTGAACATGAACACAACTGGATACAACGTGTTAATGATGCGTTGCCACGTTCTGTTCACGCACAAGCAACGGCTGTTGACGCAAACTTTGATGTCCTTTATGAGACATTAGGGTGGCAACATCCAGACACTTCGCATTTTGTGTGGAATACATACAATCGAGGTGCATATAAGGGGCAACCAACCGATCAGGTTATTCTACGTGCAGATAATTACCTGCCGATGGGTAACGTATCAGGTCAGTACCCTGACCGTGACGGGTATCGTCATGTCTACGATGTGTTAGAGGACATGTTCCCACAGAGTTGTGAGAGTGTGACCATGTACGGTGGTGGACAGCAAGTGGTTGTTGAGCAGGTGCTTAACGATGAAGAACCCATTGACTTAGGTGATGGTGATGTGTTGCAACCTTTCATTTATACTCGTATGAGTTTGAATCAGGTTTGGAAAACTGAAATCATTCCTGTGTCTAAGCGTCTGGCGTGTGAGAACATGCTGGGTACTGGTGGTCACATCATTGGTGTGCGTGCTACTAAGAACCACGATCAGATTCTTTCGCAGAAAGTTGTGGAAGAATCACAAAAGCAAGGGTTGATTATCGCAAGGATGGCTCGTGTGATGAAAGATAAACCTTTCACAGACAACCAGTTCATGTCGATGATGGATTCGTTGTTGCCTTTATACACAGTGGTCGATGATGTCACTGAACGTACTCGTCAGAACATATTGAATAAGCGTACTGCTATACGTCAAGCATGGAGACAAGAACATCCTAATATGTGGGGCGCATACAACGCTTTTCAAGGTGCTGAACAGCATCGAATAAACATCGGCAACTATGCCGGTACGAACAAACAGTTTCGTGTGCTGGGAGAAACAGTAACTGCACAGGAAAAGTGTTTGCTCAAAACTTTAGATGCTAAGGGAACCAAGATAGCGGACGAGGCAGAGGCTTACTTACAAGGTCTGATTAGTTACGCTCACTCAGAAGAACCTTTTTAATACTACACTGGTAGTCAGATGGTCGAGGTATCCACCTCCCCCTCCGACTATCTCGCAGGGGTGCGTCTGCGTATCAACGCACTCAACAATCCACTACTTTAGGAGGTAATTATGTGGACATTTACAACTGACGGATTCTTTTCCGTTGTCGCTCATAAAAGTATGAAATTAAAGCACACTCATCTTATGGTGCGTGCGCGTGACAAAGAATCTTTAGAGAATCTTGCGTACAAGTTGTCTCAATTAACTAAAACATTACCTGCATATAATGCAGAGCATAAGTTTATGAAACCTGTTCAGGCTAATGACTTTTGGCTTGACAAAATAAAAGAAAGTCCAAATGCAGATTATCCTTACAGGATGACCATGTTGCGTGAAACATGGGCGCAGTACATGAGCCTGTACATAGAGAACCATAATCATATTAACTTTGATGAGCGTAAGGCTGACTTGCAGTACACAAACTTTAAAGATGCGTGTGATAGGGCAGGTTTTGATGCGGCTAAACTTATTGCGTTACATAGGGTGTGGGAAACTATGGCATATGACTGGGATGACGCTCGATTTATCACAAGCAAATGATTAAAGAACTTTGTTCTTTGTGCAAACAACAACTACATTCAGATGATCTAGGACATGAACATCCAGAAACATATGAACCTATTTGCACTGAATGTAGGTTTGCTGTTCAATCAGATAGGAAATTATGATAACTAAATTGTTACTCATAGGAGCGTTAAGCATAGGAGGATGCTCGTCATTAAGTGAATACATCCAAGTGTATTTCGCTCCCGAAGATCACGACCTTATGGAACAGATCGCATGGTGCGAATCGTCTGCTGACCCAAACGATTCATACTCTGTTGCAATCAACCCTAAGAGTGGTGCAACAGGCTGGTTTCAGCACTTGCCTAAGTGGTGGGATGAACGCAGTAAGAAAGCAGGGTTTGAGGGGGCGCATATCCTTGACCCTGAAGCAAACGTAGGGGTAGCAAGTTACCTCTACTACAACATGAATAGCAATCCCAGATGGGGTGGTGCTAGTCATTGGTATCCCTCGCGTAGATGTTGGGGAGGAAAGTAGAACAATGGAAATAGATAACAACAAACCGTTATGCGAATACATACCGGATGAAATACACAAAATGTTTGGTGACCCTGATCTTCCGCAACACCAGTTGCTTGAATCATTATGGTTAACATGCAACGAGTTAGCAGTAGGTGCATCAGTCAACGTAGCGGCTATATCTTTTATCGCTCAACAAACAGGGCTTGAAGATGCTTTGACAACACACATGCGCGATAATGTGTTTACTCATCCAAGCATGCAAGAACCTGAACCTGAACCATCAAGTCCACCTAAGTTACACCTTGTAGGCGATGTTAAGGATGACTGATGCGAAAACGTACAACAGGAATGACGTTACCTGAGAAGGTAGATTTCTGGTTAGACCCTGTTAATAAGTGGTCACAATGGGAAGATGATTGTCTGATTTGGTTAGGCAAACTTGCATGGAATGGATATGGATGCGTTAGCCACACACATGAACACGGCAGAAAGTATCACATCCTGTCACGCCTTGTCTGTATTGTGAAGAATGGTGAACCACCAGCACATAAAGACAGCGCCGAACACACTTGTGGTAGGCGGGCTTGTATAAATCCTAAGCATTTGTATTGGGGTTCAACTAAAGACAACAATAGGGAATCGCGTAGGAATCGCAGGCAAGCAGAAGAATTGCAAGAGTTAAACGAGGATGTTAAGTATATGGAAGCAAGAATCATACAGTTAGAACATGAAAAAAGTTTTCATCTAAGACAGAAAGGTTGGCATAGATGAGTGGTGGTTGGAAGCATGAGCAAGGAACGCTTACAAGAGAAGAATGGTTACATTATCGTAACATAGATGCAAAGAAGTTACGAAGCAAGAACGTAATCGTAAACGAATCTTCACCTAAAAAGAAATTTCAATAAGTAGAATAGTAAGTACTAAGTATCTTTTTAGTGTAACTAAAAAGGTACTAAGTAAGGGAGGTAGTAATGAACTTAGATTACCCGTTGCATTTAGATGCAGATGGTAGGTGGGTACACACTTGGGTTAGACAATCGTCTATTAAAACAGCAGATATGTGCATGGAGAAATGGCGCACCGACATTTTTAATGTTGTAAGCGAACCGTTGAAAGATGCCAGTGAATTAGGTACTGCATGTCATGCGGCTGTTGAAGATTTATTAAACGCACGCATAGAGAACCAAGGTGAAATGTCCTTGCCGGATATGCTAACTGCGTTTGAACACTATTGGTTTGATGTCGTTGATGACATAACAGTATGGAACAAATTCACGGCTGCGTCTGGGTACGAAGCAGGGTTATCCAAACTTAAAAACTGGTACGAAGAAATCTACCCGCAGTTAAACCCTGTTGAGGTAGAACACACGTTTAATGTGCCTCTAATAGAGGATGAGTTTAGAGTTGTCAGACTCACAGGTACTGTGGATCTGATTGAAAAGGATCGCTGTTGGGATTGGAAATTTCCTAGCAGAGACTATACGAAACAGGCATGGGAGTATCACAGATGGGATGTGCAATCTATTGCATATGCTTTCGCTACTGGTATCCCTGACTTTTCGTATGCGGTGATGCACCCGAAAGGTGCTAGCCGAATGGATCTTGTGCGTGACGAGGAGCATTTTGCTTGGTTACGTCAGAAGGTTCTAGCATTATGCAAACTAATCGAAAGCAATCATCGTGGTCCTTACCCGTTGAATGACAACGGTTGGTGGTGTAGTGACAAATGGTGTGAAAATTTCACACGGTGTAAAGGTGCAACGATAGGAGGCACATAGATATGGCATTTAAGCCTATGGCTCCACATGAAAGAGCCAGTATAGAAGCGCAGGTTTGTCTTAAGGGAGGCGTGGAACTTGCGTGCGCAGAAATAGCAAGCAACCCTGATGGGGTGGCTGTTACAAGCGCAGTGGAAAACGCAAAGGTTTTGGCTGATGCGTTGTCAGACCTCAAGACAATTCTTGCAGGTACAGAAATAGCAATAGCCCCTAGTAATGGTGATATGGATGCCGCGATTGCAAAGTCAAGCGCAGTAATCTCTGAAGCATTCGAGGGGACAACACAAGTAAGTACATCCAAACCTACTGCCAGTAAGTATGTGGATGATACGGATTACCCTGAGATACATAAATTGTTTCTCGCTGAAAGCGCATCGGGTATCAAATACGGATCTAAAGACAGTATGTTTTTAGACAACGTAGAGATAAGAGAAGCCTTTCAAAAAGGAGTAAGAACTTATCCTGCCGACTATTGGATGGAGTCAATGAGAGGCGCAGATATACCTGTTACTAAGCATGGTAAGTGTGCGTTGGGTGATTTTAAAGTTAAGAAAGGTGTGAGCATCAATTCAGATGGTGCGCCTATTCTTACTAGCGGTGAAGGTAACCATCCTCTTGCTAATAAGAGTGGTTACTTTGCTGGACTTGTTAATCATTCCCCGTTCAACTGGGCAGACAAGGAAAAACTTCTTGCCTGATGAAATAAGTCTTGAGGATGCGCAAGCACTCATAGCAGGGGCGGGAGCAACCGCGGCTCCCGTTCCTGCGCCACCCTCGGAGCCTCCAGCAGAAATAGAGGGGATATCATCTGCTGATCTACAAAGATTATTTACACCTAAAAAAGAACAGGTGCGCCGTATGCGGCACGACCTGCAAGTAGGTAACGAATGGTCATTTGGAGTTCGTGCGTTTGATGATGCCACATTAGGTGGTGCAAGAGGCGGTCAACTTGTGACCGTCATAGGTAGATCACACACAGGTAAAACTTTACTTGCGTTAAACATGGTGGCACGTAATCGTAACCATCGAACCTTATGGGTAAGCCCTGATGAAACAGAAACAATGTTTTGGGGTAGATACGCAGCCATCAGGTTAGACACAGACCAGAAAGAATGGATCAACAAACTGATCCGTGAAGATCCAAAGGCATGGGAACGAGTAGAAGAAATAATGCGGAAAGATACCAACCTGCATTTTGAATCCACTGGAATGACAGTTGATGATCTAGATAAAGCAATGCGTATCGCATCAGTGGAACTATGGGATGGGCAAAGACCAGACGTAATCGTGTACGACTACCTTGAATTGATAAGAGGTGGAGGAGCAGGAGATGCGGCAAGTGTGCAAGCAAAAATAGAATCCTTCAAACAACTAGTCTCTGACTGGCGTGTTGTAGGCGTAATGTTGCACCAGTCTGGGCGTGGTTCAGGTAATCGCGGTAAAGCAGGTGGCATAGAAGCAGGGCGTTACGCATCCACAAGTGAAAGCCATTTTCTTATAGAAACATGGCGCAGATGGGATGACACTAACCTTGAAGATGAGGTTCGTCACCATTACGAAGATGAAATTAGCGTAGGCTTATGGAAGAACAAATCAGGGGACGGCGAAAAAGCAGAAACTAACCTAAGAATAGGATCAAGCGGACGCTTGTTAGAACCCGGAATTGTGTGGGAGCAGATGAATTTCGATGAGTGATTTAATAAATACATTTGGGTTACTGTTCAGGGGTTTCATGTCAGCACATGGAACAGATGAAGGTGGATGTAAATGGGCGATAGTAAATCGCACAACATTTGAACGTCACATATCAGGCGAAGAAATGATTGGGATTTACCCAATGGTTTACAACCCTGAAAATACAACAGCAGAATTTAACTGGGAAGAAAACGAAGATAATAACCGTTATTATCCAGATATGCAGCCAGACTTATGGCATTGCAAGTGGGGTGCTATAGACATAGACGAAGGAGATGACTCACTAGTCTTAGCAAAGAATGTGAGTGTGGTCTTGTCAGCATTAAACATTCCTAGTTGGGTGGAACTATCCAGAAGTAAAGGATGTCACGTATGGATCTTCAATCAACAATGGACACGTTCATCTGTTATGCGCAGAGCAATGAAAAGCGCATTGCAACTATTAGAAATACCTTACGATGCTGTCTACCCTAAACAAGATTCACTGATGGGACCGCCCGGAAATTACATGCGTATCCCTTATGGTGGGAAACGACCAGAAGGCAGACAAGAAGTTTTTGATTCAGAAGGCGAACGCTTAACTCTTGAACAATTCGTTGAACAAGCAGACAACAATCGTGCATCTTTAGAAGCAATAGAACACGCCGCAACCCTGTATAAAGAACCACAACCAGTGGTTCCAGACTTGCCACCTAAACGAGACTACAACAAAGAACCATTAATGAACCCTGATGGGTCACGCTTACGTGGACTATCATCACAAATGTTTGATAATGGACCCGTCCCGTACTACAAAGAACAAGGAGCAGGCAGAGGCAGACACGGATTTCTCAACAGATTTGCACGATCTATGTTTGAATCCGGCTATAACCATGTTGATGTCGTATCATGGACTAAAGACTTAGACTCAAGGTTAGGACAGTGGTGGGATGACGGACCAAAATTCCAAGGCAGGCACGACTGCGAAAGACAAATCGAAAGACTTGTCCAAGAAGCAAAGCAAAGAGCAGCCAAGTGAATACTCATTTGTTGTTGAAGGCAGACCCAAACCTAAAGCAAGACCACGCATGTCACGCAAAGGAATGGTTTACACACCTAAAGAAACAATCATTGCTGAAGAAGCCTACGTTCATGCACTCGGAGATGACTGCCCTGTGTTTGAAGGACCAGTGGAAGTGGAGATGACATTTTGCATAGATCAGACTCTAGTAACAATCAAATCAATACCCGAATCGGAGACAAAACTCAGAGGGGATCTGGACAATTATGTGAAAACGTGTCTGGATGGATGTCAAAGAGCAGGGATAATACCCAACGACAGGCTAGTAATGAGAATCGAAGCAGAGAAAACCATATGATAAAAATAGATTTAGAACCATGGGAATACGAATGGGCATCTCATGTAGGCGCAAGACGTTACATAGAAAACTGGGATAAAAACGATGCCCTTCATTATGACAGAAGTCGAATGCAAGACGACAGAACTGCACAGGTCGCAGCCTGTGTAGCAGAACTAGCAGTAGCCAAACATACAAACAAATACTGGTCAGGTCATGTTTGGAAAGTAGACAAACATGACCAGTACAAACACATTGCTGACGTAGGTAAAAACATAGAAGTTAAACGCGTACGAACCAGCACCAATGCAGCCGTTAGACGTAAACAAAACGGATTAGGTTTAGTCCTGTTTGTTGTGCGAGTTGTTGAACCAGAGTTACGTTCAGCAGAAATACTCGGTTGGATAAGTCAAGACTTAGGTTGGGCTAAAGGTTTACCCTCAGATTATGACCCTGAAAACACACGAGTGATAAAGGAAGAATATTTAAACTCTCCAATGAACTACAATAGTGCATATGGCGAAGAAGGAATTTCCGTTTGATCCCCTTAAAGGTTTACGGGGGGCATCCTACGCCGAGATTCGAGGAGCGCCCGACACACTCGTACAAGCATTACAACAAGCAAGCCCCTTCAGCGAACCGCGCCTCTCAAAAGAAGAAAGCACGGCTCGCCACGAGGTTGTTCTTGACGCGTTGGAAACGCTCGAAGATTGGGAACTCTGGTTACTAAACGCAGTTCTATTTGAACGCATGAGTTTGCGTCAAATCGAATACGTTATGGGCATACCTAAAACTACAGTCGCACGTAAACGTGACAAGATCTTAGACAAATTAAAAACCTATCTAGAAGATCATCCTGTAATTAAAGAATACTTATCCTAATCTTGAAAATCTTCTAACGCGTCAGCGGATCTCATAATCAACTGGCTGATTGTAGAAAATACATGCGAGTGTAAAGGGCTGTTATCAAAATCGTTTATCAGATTCTCAGCAGCGAATGCCATTACGTGTTCGTAAGGCAAAACAATTAACACACCCAAACTATCTTCATGCCATTTAGCATGGTTGTTATCAGCCATCTCCATAAGATGTGAAGTATCTCTCATATCTTCCATGATTTCAGTAGCAATGTAATCGTATTCGTCTGTAAAAATTTCAAACTTTTGATTAACCTGCTCCTGATTCATAGTTACTTATCCTTTGCTACCTTGTCTTTAACAATAGTCTTAAGTACAGAAACGGCAGCAGCCAAACCTGCAATGCCCGCTCCTTTTGCTGATGACAAATCAGCAACTACGAATGTTCCAAGAAACGCTTGAGCGAAAGTCCACCCCGCACGTTCCAACATATCCATCATATTTTTCATACTGTCCACAATACCTTCCATGTGTTTTTGTCAATAATGTTATTGACTTTCATAGCATAATTTGATTTGAATTTTTTAACTGCCATACCAGTTTTTCTTCCGTAAATTCCATCCACTTTCAAATCTGCTTTAACTAAATCGTTTAATCTTTTCTGCGCTAATGAAACCAACTCACCCTTACTGCCTCTTTTGAGTACACGAGTGTTCAAATACGCATCACCCTTCTCTAATATGTAACGTAAAATAGCCTCAAAATCTATTGCTACATTAGATGGGCTGTCCTCCACGTTTGCGCCTGAATAAATCCATTCAGCCAGATTCTTGCCGGGGCATGTTGTGCTTGAGAAATCTTTGTGGCACTTGACCCACAAGTGATCTCCATACTTTTTTCTGATTGCCCCGACAACGGTAAGAATTGTTTCTTTACCGATAGGAGTTAAGTTTTTATCTGAATCACCTACGTAAGAAATTGAAATAGTTTTAGAGTTCCATCCCCTAGTAGCCGCACCTACTTTCCAGCCGCGACCTTCAAAAATTTCACCAGTCTCACCTGATACCAACCAGTTGTAACCAATCGAATCGTAACCTCTGGTTCTAACATGGTACCTGTCATGTCCTCTCACACGGTTCCACGGGTCGTCTGACGGCCCCGTAGTGTGATGGATGACTATTCCTACTATTTTTCTACGAAAGTTCTTGAGAGGCTTACCAGAGTCAATCGCCCCCCAATTAGATCTTGAGATGTATTCCATACCCTAAGGATAGTTTGTCCCTAACGCAATCTCGCTCCACGTAAAGATTTTTCTTGGCTAATCTCATCACGCATTTCATAACCACGACTAATTAATTCCATCTGCTGCTCATACTTTGTGTTAGTTCTAAGCCCAATACCAAAAGCAAACGACATCCAACTAGACAACGTACGTTCTTGATAACGCTGCTCATCAGGGAACAACCTGCGGAAATCAGTGAACGTAGGTAACAACTGTGCCATCGTGTGCAACTCATAATCTTTCATAGCCCAATCACCCTGATCGTTCTTAGCCGCAAGACCACCCATATTCAACAAAGGCATAAGACCCGGAATCATCGCGTACGCACGAGGAACAACCTCATACCTGCCATCAAAATTGTAATCCTTCCACAAATTTTGCTTTGCTTTCCATTCGTAAGGAGCCTTAATCAAAGGAGTAACTTGTGTACCGAAAGTACCTAACGCTATTTGAACACGATCAACAACAGACAAATCTTTATCAAAAGCCAACGCAGGATCAAGCAATTCCAACGGAGCCTTAAACGGCATGTCAGGAAGAATAAACATATCCTCCCCTTCAAACTTAAACGGCAACTGAATAGCACCTTGACGTTGCATCCAACGAGGATAAACAGAAGGAGGACTCTCAGTCGTAGCCTCAATCTCCTTCTTCAAACTGTTGTAACGATTGAATACAGCAGGCTTACGAGCAAACATTTCAAACATCAACGGCATGTTCTTACGAGTCCACGTATAAAAAGGAATTACTTTCTTAACAACATTGCGTTCAAAATCAGACAAGTCATCGTAATCGAAATGAAACTTCATCACATTATCAAACGCCTCATCAACAGCGCCACCCTTATACAGTGTGTCGAACCCTAAAGAACCACGCACAAAAGTTTCAGTAGCCATACCCAAATTACGAGACAACCTTAAAGGAGCGTTACGACTAGACGCAGGATTCATAGCATCTATCAAATTAATTTTCTTACCACGAATAGTTACACTAGGACCAATACCTTTACCACCAGTCTCAACAAACTCAGTTGCAACCTGACCACCAGCAGCACCCAAAGCACCACTCTCAGACAACTGCCTTATGTATTGCACATGCTCAGGATTAACATTATTAGGATTAATACCACGCGCTTTCATAGCCTTACGCATACTGCTAGCACGATCAGTTAAACCTAAACGAGTTGCTTCTTCTTCCTGAAACTTCCAATACGAACGCATAAACCTACGGTAATTAGACCAATTCATACCAGACAAATGATTCATAAACACAGCAGACATAAAGTTCCTGCCATGAAATCCGGGCTTTGCAATCATGTAAGCGCGTAACAAATTGTGCAATTTGTCATACTTGCGGAAGAAACCAGCAGCACCACCCCTAGCAACATACCTTTCAGCAGCAACCATTGATTCAACAATCGCTTCAGGACCCTGCAATGTAGCACCAATAGGTTTAAAGCCAGAACGGAACACAGTGTCTAACACTTCTTCACGTTTAGGAATCCTATGCAAATCATCAGCACCTTCAGGGAACTGAGACACCAACTCCAACCAATCATTAGCGCCTTCCTCGAATTGATCCAAAGCAAGGTTCAACATCTCTGCATCATTATCAATAAGAGCGCCTACAGCCAACCGAATCTCAACAAGATCATCAGGTATATCTTCCAAAGGAACATTCTCAGGCGCACCCAACCGAGCAAGAGTTTCTTTTGCTCGATCAATCTGTCCCTGTTTCTGAGCCAATGCAGTATCCAAAGCCCATTGACTCATGCCAGCATTAACATCTGTCCGTCCTTTATCGGCAACAGCATTAGCAAATTTTCTGCTAAGTTCTGCATGCACTACAGAAACTTCTTCTAAATTTTGTGTAAGTAAAGCACGTTTATTAACGAGTGCTTCCATTAAATCAATCTGATAAGCATTAGGTCCAACGCCTTGATAATTAGGACCCATGTAACTTTGTGCTTGTCCATCCCACCAGTCTAAAAACGAGGCTGCGTCTATAAATTTTGTTTGACCTTCTGCTGCTCCCATTGAACCTTTGCCAATAATAGTTTCAATGGCTGCCGCTTCATCTTCCCATAACTCACCAGCAGTTTTAAGAACATTTGATTCATCATCAGGATCAATTATCATAGGCATATCAGGGTCATCAGGGTAAGGATTATGCAACCTGCGTGCAGCATCATCACTTAAATCGGCGCTATCAAACGCAGCGTCACTAGCAATACGAGAAATGTTTCTGTGTGTAGTCATCACATCAGAACTGTGTACAGCAAGAGGATTTGTAACCATCATGTTTGCCCAAAGTTGTGGCGATGGCGAAAATCTTTTTCCTTGAAAAGGAACTGCTTCAGAAAGAGCATTAGCGCTCATTGTTATTTCTTCTTCATTAAACCAAGCAGTAGCGTTATACCCATCCGCACTTAAAGAACGGCGGTAAGTTTCATAAAAGTTTTTAAACAACCACTGTTGAGGTTTAACTGCTTTATCAGACAACTGGCTAATAGGAGTACCCGAAGGTTGCATAGTAAATAGCAACGCATCTATACCACCAGCAAAACGAGAAAGCATAAAATTGTTTTTAGCAATTTGACCAGCCCAACCATCAGGATTTATAGCACTATCTATTTGACCTAAATAAACAGAAAGCATTTCAGGTACATCACCTGTTTTAATATTTAATTCTTTCCGCAACTCAGTAGATAATTTTGCTATATTTTTTTCCCAAGGGTCTGTCAATCTGGGGCGCATAATCTGACCTTCAGTCAAACGTCTAGAAACTTGCCCCCCACCAGAAGTATCAGTCATCCAAATAGCAAAACGTAAACGTTCCTCGAAACTCATTGAGTTTAATTTCTGAACCATTTGCGCACGTTGAGGATCAATACCAAACGCACTTGTAGGAATTGCAATATCACCCATCTCTAAAGCCATACGAACAACAGCCGCAGATTTACTAATCTGTTCACGCCTTAAACTGCCAGCAGCAAAACCACCACTTAACATATCGGGAAGATCTTTAGCAGTTCGCTCCCAAACTCTTAAAACTTTTCTAAGCAACTCAGGGTCAGCGTCATGTACGCGAGCAATCTGATCCAACATCATATGACCAGCACCAGAACTTACTAAAGGATCAGCAGCAGCCAAATAACCACCCCTTCCACTTCCTTTAATAATGTCGTGCATTTCAATAGCAAATCGTTCTATATCTTCAGGCGATTCAATACTTGTCTGACGCATCATCAATTCTGCTACACGCACTTCAGTGTCAGCATGTAAACCATAAACCTTAATATTTTTAGCACCCAACGGAGTATCTAAAACAAGGTTGTAACTATAAGGAGACGTATTATCTACATACATTCCATCCAAAGTCACATTAAGAGAGGGCTTATCAGCCCACGCCAACTCAGGGCTACCATAACGCAAAGACGGAGCAAGAAAAGAACTGTTACTCTGATGCAACAACCTTGTTGCAGTACCATTCTTAATAGCCTCATCAATAGTTCTTTGAGGAACTGAACGAGCAGCCAACGTAGCACCAATCAAATCATCAGAACCCTGAGCAAAAAAAGGCTGATTAAACTTATTAGCCAAAGCCTCTAATCTAGATTCAAGAAAATCTACATAAGAAGCCTGTTCCTCTGCTGCTAATCCGGGCATGTGACGGCGAACAAAATTTTCCATACCACCCATACGGTTACGCAAATCTAACAACTCTCTTACTTGATTACCTAACGCTCTAGTAAGGTCACCATCTACAACACCGCCCTTAACTAAATCCTCGTATGCGAAACGAGCGCTTTGTAACATGCTGTCAATATCTTCTTCAGGATCTAAATAATTCCAACCAATATTTTCTTTCAAAGCGCCTTGAGCGCGGTGAAAGAAAGAACCCCCGTTATCAATACGTGTAACACCATCCAAAGCAGAAACGCCTACATTGTCAAACCCTGTGCCTAACACATCCCAGTTAGATAACAACACATCAGCCGCTAAACCGCGTGCTAAAACTTCAACAAACGGAACACCAACAGCATCAACTTGTTGCACCCTTGGGTCAGTTGGATCAGCAAGAAACTGCACACCATTACCATCCGTGTAAACCCTTGCAGTAGCAGGATCTAAACCACTCTGTTGAATTGTAGTTAAATCATCAAGCCAAGGAGACACATGATATATAGAACCATCCGATGCCCTAGAAGCATAAGACGCAGGAGCAGATAAACCTAACTCCCTGTATAAAGCATTAGACAAAACCTCACCAGTGACACGATCACGCCCGTTACCATTACGGACAAAAAAACTTTCCCCAGTTTCAGGGTCAAACGCTTCATCACCATACTGTTTAACATAATAAACTTTGTCACCCAACTGATACTTGCCACCAACATTCGTTCCTAATGGACCCTCAAGTAAAGTTCCATTAATAAGAATGTCATCAATGCTTACACCAACAGGACCAGCAGGTATCTGAGAAGTAGTAGGCACATTTTGCATAGCCTGAAGATTTTTTTTCAACTGAACAGCATCTCTGACTGTCATAATAATTGGTTCACCACCATTAGGAGGTTGAACTACTAAACGTAAAGGCTGACCCGCTGCTTCCGCAGCATCTTCTAAATCTCGGATAGTTGTAGCGTAGTAATCTATTTGAATATCAAGAGCCTCATCTATCTGCTGAATCATCTCACTCATTTCACGACCATCAAACAAAGTCGCGCGAGCAGGCAACCCACTACCAGCATGATATGTGTACAACAAATCCATAACATCAGGAGAAGTTAAAACCTCATCCAAAGACCGACCATCGGCAATACCCTGATCTAATGCTTGAAGAATCCCTGCTTTAGCAGTCGTCACATTATCAGGAGTAGGAATATCTAAAACATCAACATCAGCAAACTCTGCATAATCATCAATAACTTTAGTTGCTTCTTCCATATCTAAACGTATGCGCTTTAATGACCAGTCAAGTTTGTAAGCAGCATTACCCGTTTCCCACCCAGTAAGAACAGCATCTGCTGCACCTGTTGTTGGCACTTCAACCTTTGGTTGACGAGCCAACACATCTAATTCACGTTCAACACCAAGCCAAACACCAATACCTTTTTCATCAGACTGTTGAAGAATCCCATCCATATTCCCAAACAACAACTCAACATCAGATTCAAAACCTGCTTCACCAACAAAAATAAACCTGTCACCCTCTTGTCTTAAGAAAGAAGGCAACTCATTAGCAGCAGCAAACGCAGCCAAATCAGCATTAGGATCAGCAGGATTCAACCCACCCAACTCACGCACAAACAAATCAAAATTATCAGAAGTCTTAAACACACTAGTAATAGCACGCTCTAAAAAAAGTACCTGAGCAGTACCACTACCCAAAGTCTCATAAGCAAAACGCAAAGATGTTTCATCCATAGCCAAAGACTTACTCTTATCAACAAGCCTTAAACGTTCTTCTTCCAACTTAACAATGTTTGCCGCATCAGGATTATCTTCAATGTCTTTGGTCAACCTTGCTATCTGCTCATCAACTTCGGCTCTTTCAGCCTGAACAGCCACATAACTTTCTTCTTGACGAGTAATCTCATCCGCATAACGCCGTTGAATAGCATCCGCTTCCAACACTTCACGTTCAGCCTGATCTACAACAGCCTGCAACTCCTCAATGTTCTTATCAACAACAGCCTGATCGCCTACACCTGCTGATTTACGGTTCATAGCCTCCATCAAATTAGATGTAGCATTCATCCACGCAGCCTGAGCATCTCTAAAACGGCGACCTGCTTGCACAGCACGAGAACTAGGGAGTTTAACAAACTCAGCCATCCTGTCTATAAGAATACCCTCAGAAAACAACAGGCTTTCCGTGTAAACCTCACCAGCACGTTTAGAAATCTGATTAACATAACCACGCATAGCAGTCTCAATGTCATCAACAAACAAAGAATAATCCCCACCATTACGTTCAATAATGTCAGTGATCTGCTTCTCAATAGAACCCCAAGTACGCCCATCAGGATCACCAGCGATTTTAGATCCGGGTTTATTTAACTTCTCACCCCAAAAATTGTCAGCAATATCACCTTCTTCTTTAAGAAGTTTCCGTGCCTCATCAGGAGTAATCTTCTCACTCTTAACACGAGCAGCGACAACAGCCTCAAACTCATCAGGATCAACATACTTACGTCTAAGTTCAGGACCTTGAGGTTTCCATTTACCACGAGACTTATGTATGCGCCTACTGTATTTACCTGACTTAGCCCACGCTTCCTGAATCGCTTCTTGCGCCTCGTCAGTTAATTGGCGAGGCACATAATTATCTATAAAAGACAACCAATCTGCCCCACCACCAGCCCTGTTAGCCTCCACTCTTAACAACTCAAAAGTATCTCTACCTTTCTGCAAAAGAGCATCATCTATACCAGCAGCAGCATTAACATCACCAGCCAAAGCATGATACATCTGGCTAACATCTACACCTGCTTCGTCAACATCATTCAAAAAATCGTTAGCGATACGGCTCAACTGAACTTTAGTACTACGACCTTTTGAATTACCTCGCGCGACAGCATGTATAACACGTTTACCTTGCTGAATAAAAACAGAATCAGAAGATTCACGAATAGCAGTTTTCAACTCAGGCAACCGACCAGCAAAACGACCCTTAGTAACCATACGAGTCAACCCGCCACGCTGACCTATAATACCGTTACGTAAACCTTGCGGGATGCCTGTAACTAACTTGCCTAAAATAGGAGTTTCAGAAGTCATAATACGCATACCGACAGGAGCCTGAACTCCTTTACGAGTAACCTTATTAATAGCCCTTTCAATAGGATCAGCAACTCTTAAAGCCCTACCCACTGGACCCGTAAACGGAACCTTCATACCAAAAGACAATTTCATTTTGGCAGCATCATCAGCAGTTAAAAAAGCACCTTTAAAACCTTGTTCTGCTTGACGAAAACCTTGACGTAAAGGATCAGTAAAAGCATCATCACCAAATCTTGCAGCACGATCCAAACCACTATCAGCCCATTTAGAAGCAGCAAAACGAAGATCATCACCATCAACAGATGTCGCACCTTTCTTTTGCGCACGCGCACCTATCTCATATAAACGCTCTAAATCAGCAACTTCCTGATCCGTAAACTTAACAACTAAAGACTGTGCATCTTCACCAATTTCTTCAACCGCTGTTCTGGAAGTCCACTCCCAGCCATCATCAACTTTTTTCAAAGAAGATTTACCACCCTTGGCTATATCACCAGCAATGTCATCCGCTAAAGCAGACCAATTAGCGTTATCCATTTGACGGGCGACATAACCCATACCTTCATCACCAACTGTTTTACTAAGATTAGTTAAAGCAGACTTACGAACAAGTTCTCTACCTACTTCACGCGCACCTTTTCGAGCCAACGCACTACTAAACGCTGCACCTTTACCTACAAGACCCAGATAAGACAAAGGATCTAAAGCAACGTCACCAATAAAACCTAAAGCAGCAGCACCAAATTTTTGCCAACCACTATCACGATCCTGCATGACATCATAGTCATGCAACAAACGACCAAAAGTATAATTGTCATTAAACTGTTTTTTAAAATCACCCCAACTGGCATCCTGCCCAGTAAAAACATCAATAGTTTCTTTTAACGCAGAACTAGTAAAAGCCAAAGGCTTTTGAATAACATTAAGAAAGCCGCCTACAGGTCCCTTAGTTAAAGCATTTACATACCAAGGAGTGTTTGCTTTAATGTACCGTTCATTAGCCCACGCAACATTGTGACGAGAAGGAGCAATAGTCGTAGACAAAGGCGCTCCTGCGCTTTTGCCAAGAATTGATTCTAAACGACCACGATCAGTAACTTCACCTACACCAGATATATTACGTTTTTCGCCAAGTATGGCGCTTAATCTGCCTCGGTCTGTGGATGTAGGAGTTTCATATGCCATAACATTTTTTAATTGCCAATACCTGTTGCGCCTTCATATTCAAGGAAATCAGCAAAAGTCTCACCTTCAAATTTAGGTTTAGTTTGTTTAACAGGTTCAGGATTTAACGGAGCATAATTAGGAACCCAATCCCATTCACCACCAAAATTCCTATCAAACCATCCACGATTATCACGAATCTTTTGACCATTTGCACCTATGTAATAATAACGTATCCCATCATGATAACTTTCTATATAAATAGGACGACCATTTACCCATGAGTCAGGAGTTATAGCAACACCTGCTGCATTTTGTTCATACATTTGAATAGGTGCTTGTTTACCTGTTTTTGGTTCCATCAAATTATCTCTTGAACCGTAACCGCCTTTTTCAAAAGTAATTCCTTGACCAGTTTGTTTTACTGCATCAGTTTCTTTACTGCCCATACCGCCCGTTTTAGGATCAGTAGTAACTTTTGGACCTGCATCAGTAGCCATACGAGCAAAATCTTTTCTTTCTGCTGCAAGTTCAGCATCAATACCTGCTGCCTCTGTTCCAAAATTAGGTTGATTATAAGGAGCGGCGGCTTCTTCACGGGCAGTTGTTAACTGCCCCATTTCACTAGCATAAGCCTTAATAAGAGCAATATCTTCTGTACTCATTTGCTTGCCTTGACCTAAAGCATCTGTTTCTGCAAGACCAGCAAAAAATCCTTCTTGGTCATTTTCGTTCATACCTGCTGCTTCTTGAGCCAAACGAATTAAAGGAGCCTGATTCTCACCATAACGGCGAACCATGCTTTCATAAGTACCTTCATCACCAAACTGACCATACAAAGCACGATCAGCAATATATTGATCGCGTACAGCCTTACGTTCAGAAGCACTCATCTGATCCCAAAGGATCTTACCCATTTCAGGATTACCACCACCAAGACCATAAAACTCTGCTGCTGCTAAAGAACCAGCAGCCTCAGCCTCAGCAGCCGCATTGTCTGCCAACCTTGTTGCTTCTTCTTCAGTTTTAGCAGCCGCTATTTCAGCATCATATGCTTCTTTACGGAACTTGTAATCACGAGCATCTTCAAATCTACGTGTTCTTTCAAACGTATCTCGTTGGTCACGATCCAACTCTGCTTCACTTACACGCAAAGCACGATCCAAAGCAGACTCACTTACACGCAAAGCACGATCCAAAGCAGACTCACCTTCACGGAACTCACGATCCAATGCAGCCTGACCGGCCTGATAATCTTGCCCTTGTAAGCGTATTCCTTCATCAACCAAGAATTGTTCACGGCGCATTTCATCACCAAGCAGAGCATTAATCATATCCTCATCACGAGCCTGATTAAATTGTTCCTGACGTAACTGTTCTGCCAACAAACGTTCAGATTCCTCAGCATTCAAACCTTGCAATACTTGGAACGCCTCGTCACCCAAAGCCAAACGAGACTCAGCAGCCAACTGTGCAGGCGCAGCCTGTCTTTCAGCCGCAGCCATATTCGCTATCTGAGCAAGACGCGACATAGCATCCTGCGAAGAAGCGGCTTGCGAACTAGCAAGACCAGAAGCCAAAGCAGCAGCCTGCTCAAACTCGTCTGTAACCTGTGGACCCAAAGCCTGCCTCGCGGCAGCAATACGATCCTCTGAACCAGTAGTTAAACCAGTAGCACGACCAGCAATAGCATCAATCAAAGCCTGTTGTTGTGCCGTACGATCTGTTTCCAAAGCGCCAATATCACCAGTTAAAGTTCTAGCAATCTCACCAATTTGCTCATTTCGTCTAGCCTCAGCATTACTTAAACTTGTGCGTCTACCAGAAATTAAATCAATAATATTCTGAGACAAATCTGTTGCTTGACGTTCACCAAACAAATCACGAATAGTTTCTTCCATATCAGCAGGACGATAATATTCATCGCCTACACCACCACCTGTAACTGCACCTACACCAGCAGGAATACAAACACCATTTGCCCAAGTCCCACCAGTAAGCGCACACGCTATTGCTGGATCAAAAGTAGGAGGAGGATCATCACCTCCACCAACAGGAACCTCGATTTCAGGGTCAACAACTGTCTCTGCCGCAGCAGCAGCATTCTGAGCATCAATACGTCTTTGAACTTCTTCCCAATCAACATCACCCAAACCTAAAGTTTTAGGAACCGGCACGCCAGCAGCATCACCATAACGCTCAGGCACAACCTGACCCGCAGGAACCTGCGCAAACCGATCACCATACTGCTTCTTCAACTCACGCAACTGAACAGCAGCCGCACGAGGATCAGCAGTTCTACCCGTCATAGCCAACTCTTTACCAGCAGTCATAGCACTACCAGCAGGACGCATCATAGAACCACGTTGAGCAGTTCTGTAATTAAACGGAACATTAGAACCAGCAGGCAACTGGCTAGTAGGAGAATCATATTTGTTTTGCAAAAACCTTAAAGTTTCTGCTTGACCAACATCACTTCCTTTAAACCCTGCCGCTCTAGGATCAGCACTTATTTGAGCCGCCGCATTTTTAGCAGCATACTCAGCAGCAGTTTTAGCCAAAGCATCATCAATTAACTTTTGAGTTCCTGCACCAAAAACCATTACAACAACCCCTGCAACGTCTGCGAAATAGCAAACCTTCTCATAGCATTAGCAATCTGATCGTCAACCAAACCGCCATACAAATTCTCATCCAAAATAGCACGCTGCTTATCTAATTGGCGTCTCGCCTGCTCCGCAGAAGACTCAACACCAGTCAAAGCCAACTCCGCTTCACCCGCTGCTATTTCTCTACCCCTGCGAAATAAGCCAGAATCCAACATCCCACGCCTATTAAACTGACCCGGCAATGTACGAGCAGCATTCTTAATCTGCTGATTAGTTCTAAAAGTATTCATCGCTTGGTCACGACCCAAACGTTCAGAGGCACGCTGAATATCATCCATGCCGTAACCGTACTCTTGTGTACGGCGACCCATCGAACCTTTACGTTCGGTGTACCCCGAATAAGCCATTAGTTAAATACTTGCCCTGATAGTAAAAGAGTTGCTGTTTCAACATTAACATTAACAGTCACATCCCCGCTTGCACCCCCGCCGCTGATCGCAACACCCGCAGTCACACCTGTGATATCGCCTGTTGTAGGAGCAGTCCACGACAACCCAGATGCTGTTGACGAGTCCGCAGTTAACACATGTGTATTTGTTCCCACTGACAATTTCGTTGCAGCATCCGCACCCGTTCCGACAATCAGATCCCCCTTGGCATCCGTGTCCACAGTCAGAGTCACAGCACCCTCGCTGCCGCCCCCCGCAAGACCCGACCCCGCAACAACATCGCTGATATCGCCCGTCTGACCCTGAGTTAACCTCTGATCTATTCTCTGTATACTCATGTCGTTCCTTATTGTCCAAAGTAAGTAATGTGAATAGTGCTGCTTGAAGAACCAACGCGAATAAATTTCACATCCGCTAAGTCATCTTGGTACAAATCTAAAACACTGTAAGGATTTAGATAATGCCCCACAGAAGCAGTTGGTGTACCCCAACGCACCCTTATAGGTTCCGCCCCATTAGTAATCATGCACGCTACTGAACCTGCTGGAACTGTTAAAGCCACAGCACTATCGGCAACTGTAAGCGACTGATCTCCTACAAGATTTCCGTATGCTGAAGCCGCTTGAATTATTCCTGCCATTTAATTTCGCCTTCCGAAAATATTCATATTTGCCACCATTTCTATTTCTTCTATACTTTGGGACAACTTACGAAGTTCGTATTCAATACTTACTGCGTTTTGTCCCAAAAACTTGTGAGAAGGTCTATATAAAGTAGAAGTTGTCACTAATCCTCCAACTCATCTATACGCTCATGCACCATCGTAAACTCTGTAGGAATCCACGCGAGTCCAGCAACAATTTCTTTCATATCATTAACTTCTCTTATTACTTGATTCATGTCAGATGCCATTGCCTCTACCACAAGAGAAGGGGCGAATCTGTCCAAATCATCAAGACGAGCAGCGCGTACATCACTAATAGAATCCGCATTTTCTTCGACACCATTTTGAATCTCATCCAGTTTCGCTAAAACACTGGAATCAGTACCAGTATTCTGTTCAATAACAGCAACCTTCGCTTCCAAATCAGAGATTTGGTTAGCGACTGATGCGGCTTTCCAAACGACCACACCTGAGATGGAGGCTACAGACATGATGAGTCCAAGCGTTAGTCTTGATACTCCTATTCGTTTTATGTCTGTTACGTCATCCATTTAGTTATTCGGCTGCCTTTGCTGCTGCTGTAGGAGGATCATCAGGCCAAACAACTTCGGACACCTTGCTAAAACTAGCAGGTAAGTCACGTAGTTCTTGTCTGTATGTCGCCCATTCCTCAGCGGTATGATCGCCTAATGTTGCGTCTGCTATTTGAGTCCAGTCACAATCACGCAACAATGCGTTACGATGCACTCTGGTAAAAGTGAAATCCAGATCCATTGCTGTGGCTCTATCTTCCATTTCTTTTATTTCTTCTGCCGTGAGTTCGATGTACTCACCGTTCACGACCTTATATCTTGGTTCTGCCATATTTTCTCCTATCCTGCTCCATTTATTCCATATAATGTAAAAGTGCTGTATTGCACAAAATCTCCACTGGCGCCATAAACTATGTATTTAAAAGCGTTAACAGCGGCAGTATTGTTCCAAAGAGTTCCCGCCATATCAACAACGATTTGACCACCTGTAGTCGAATTATTAGGTGAAGTGGCTCTTGACAACACAGATTTTTTATTAGTGCTGTTTGCATAGTTAGGTATCCACATTTCCACACAACCAAAAGTGTCCGCTAAAACAGAAGCGGCGGGACAATAACCGCCCCAAGCATACGCTCCAAAACCTGTAGAACCTGTCCCACTGTTAGCATATAAAAACTGATAATCATAATTAACATCTGTTGTGTCTCCATTCAAAGCAAAATGACACCAATCTTCATAAGCGCTAGTATCTGCTCTAACTGAGGCTACAAAATACAAATGATCGTAAGACGAAGGGATCGAAGTTTTCTCATAGTAATTAGCCGCTCCGCTAAACTCTGTGTGATCTATAACATTCCAAACAGCCATTATGAACTCTTTATCCCATATAGTGTGAACTCTGAACCACGCCTCATGTTTCCGTTAGCAGGCGTAAATTTTATTTGTGTAATAGCCGCCGTGTTATCCCAAAGACCGCTACCCCACCAGATCCTTCTATTAGTATTACTAATCGACTGACCGCCAAATAATAAGACGCTTGTATTTTTGTTCGTGTTCGTATAATCCAAAACATCCATTATCATCGTTGCATATTCACTGACATCAGTATTGACACCCTGAGTGCCATCCCAAATTTTAACATATGCCTGAGAAGTCAAAGCATCTGCATACTGGGTGGCACCGCTTCCCCTCCAAATAAATGATGAGTAAGCCGTTCCAGCCGATCCGTTAAATTCAATGTAAAAAGCCTGACCAGTAGACGCCCCTGTTGCCGCATCCGATCCACGTACTTGCAAATGCTCGTATGTTGCAGGAATAGACGAGAACGTTACTGACGCAGCGTCGGCTTCTAAATACTGTGTTGCGATTGCTTCCATAATAGCCATTATGCTGTCACCATCCTTGGGAGAATCCCAAACAAATCAAAACGTGTACCTGCCTCTCCAGCAGCAGCACTTACACCTGTAAGATCAATTTCCGTAATTGGTGCTTCATATTTCCACACATTTGCAAAAGTAGCGATGTAATTAGTGACATCATTAGTCTCACCAGACCATGCCATAACGGACTTGAATTTACCGCTGTTAATGTCAAACAAATCTATAACCACAGTCGAAAAAACGTTGGCAGTAGCATTGTCACCTGCAACCCATCCTGCATAAGCATAAGTCGTTGTGGCTGTACCAGAGGCAACAGTAGTACCACCGCCGTATAAATACTGCATGGAGTAGTTGTTGCCGTAATCATTGTTCAAATTTAATAAAAGAGAAGTTGATACTGCGGCTTTGGAAGTTCGCACATAGCCAATAATTTTAAGATCCATGTACTGTGACCAGTCGTTAGCACCAGTCGTAGAAGTGAAAACCACATCTGCGGCAGATGGTGTTGCTGTACCAAGAGCAACCCACGCTTCACCATCAGTGAGAACGCCGTCAACTATGTAATCAGGTGTTGCTGTGTTTACTGTCATCACGCCACCGCATATCTGATTAGAACAATACCCGTTGCGCCCGCTGCTGAAACGGTTGATGAATAACCGCCGCCCCCGCCACCACCAGTGTTGGGGACACCGCCTCTGGCATAACCCGCACCAGCGGCACCGCCGCCACCGTCACCGCCGAGAGAATCGCCACTACTTCGACCGCCACCGCCACCGCCCGCATAATATGGAGTCGTAGCAGTGATTCCATAACCCGTGGCACCGTCGCCGCCGTAACCCGCAGCATCAGTACTGCCCGCTTCGGCTTTGCCGCCACCACCGCCGTAAACATAACCAGCAGGAATGTCAACAGCGCCGCCTGCGTTACCCTGACCTGCTGTACCAGCCCCAGCCGCTCCTACACCAGAAGCAGTAGTGTTCCAACCAGCGCCGCCGCCAGAACCACCTGCTGAGCCGTCATAACCGCTTGTGTAACTGTTTCCTCCGTGACCTCCACCCGTCGCTGTAACACTCAACGCTACAGAGTTAGCCCCGTTGGTGGCTGTCCCTGTCGCACCGTTTTCTCCACCGTCGCCGCCTGTACCTACGGTGATTGTGTACGGACTAGAAGCCGCATCAACGGTAACACTTGTACCTGTCAACATACCACCAGCGCCGCCGCCACCTCTGCCACCGCCACCAGCGCCTCCTGCGACTATCAGATAGTCAACGTCAGCGGAACCAGCAGAAACAGTTAATGTGCCAGTACCCCTGAAAGTATGGACACGATATGTTGTACCAGAATCCTCATACTGTGTGATAATCCCACCAAAAGCAGTCATAGGAATAGCACCAGCACCACTAGCGGAAACCGAACCAGCTAAAGCATGTATGAGAGACATGTTAAGCCTGCAAAGCGCCGATAAGCTGCCAAGTATCTGTAGCTGTCTTAATTATCGTCACCGAAGCGTGTTGCCCATCAATCGCCTTCTCACTGTCTTTACTGTTAATCGTCACTCCTGACCCTTGAGCCAAAGTTACTTTACCAGCACCTATACCAATAATCGTGATAGCTGTACCAACATCGAAAGCCACACTTGAATTAGGTGGAACAGTGTAAGTCTGAGCGGAACCGTTACTAGCTGTAACAAGTTTACTTGCGTCAGCGGCGACAAAGGTATATGTAGTTCCTGTTTGAGCGTTTATAGCAAGAGGAGCAACGACACTACCAGCAGTCACAGCACCAGTAACAGTTAAAGAAGTAAGAGTACCAACAGAAGTAATCGCCGATTGAGCCGCTCCAGTAACAGTCGCGGCTGTACCCGAAGCGTTACCAGTAACATTACCAGTAAGAGGACCAGAAAAAGCTGTCGCTGTTAAAGTCCCAGTCCCAGCATTATAAGTTAAACCCCCATCCGATTTAGGAGCAAGATCACCAGTAGCTGATTCAAACAAAGCCACCGAACACGAAGTATCAGTAGTGTCCGCTACCGTAATAGCAGTAGGTGTAGCAGGAGCATTCCAAGCTGTCGTTCCGCTACCTGTATGAGTCAAAATAGTGTTAGCTGAAGCTGAAGCGGCGTTTGCTGAACCTATACCAACTTTGGTTTCAAGTTCAATAATGGCATCAGAATGGTTCGTGTGAACCAAGTGATGCTCGTAACCGGATGCGTCAAGGTCAGTTGTCGCTCCGGGAGCCGGTTGCTGTGTCGCTGTATCTAGTGAGGTCGGGTAATTACTTGCCATAGTTATCTCCTAGCATAAAGTAGATTCAATTTGAAATCCACTCATATCTGATCCCAAGTTTGTGTATCTTCGTTCCATTCATAAAACGTGTCTATAAACCCTTTTTCGTTTGGTTCACCAATAGGTCGAGCGACAGGTGGTTGCCACCGAAAATTTTCATCTAAAGCCCACGATGGGAAAGGTTGTGGTGCATGAAAAGCATCATTACTTGGATCGTAAATGTGATTTATTCCTGCATAATTAAAACGCATGTTTTTGTTATAAGATGTTTGCACCCATGTTCCAGAATCAGGTAATAAGTCGTTAAGAAAATCAATTCCTAACTGTTCGTTTTCTACACCGTCAACAGTAGTTATATCGTTACTAATAACAAGCACTTGAAGGACTTTGTTGTTTTCGTCTAGTTCCGCGAAATGAGCCATACTTACCCCAATGCCGCTGTTAAGAAACGAACTACAACAATTCCAGAACCACCAAGCGAGTCAGCGCTGTAAGCTGAACCGTCATAACCGCCGCCACCGCCGCCTGTATTAGCAGTTCCAGATCCGGGGTTAGTAGAATTTTGTTCACCGGCACCCCCACCGCCAGTACCGCCGGTACCATAACCACTCTGACCGCCACCACCGCCACCCCCACCGGCGTAAGCTATATTTGAGCCTGTCCGATAATCATTATTTGAACCATTACCACCTGCTCCTGCCGCCGCTGGCCACCACATCCAACCATTCCAAGAGCCATAACCTCCATAACCAGTCTGACCGGCACCGCCACCACCACCAGAAGTAAACGGACCACTTCCACCAGCGGCGGCACCAGCACCGCCGCCATTTCCTTGAGATGGACTTGTTGAAGGAGTATTACCCGAAGCACCATATTTGTTGTAACCGCCACCGCCACCTGAACCACCTGCTACGGCAAGATAACCTGTAGCAGAGTGACCGCCACGACCACCACCATTACTTGTGTATGATCCGAACGAAGTGTCGCCACCCTGATTTGGCGACCCAGTAGTATTAGAAGCAAAACTGCCTGCTCCACCAGCCCCGATTGTAACTGTGTAAGTTTGAACCGTTGGAATTAAATTAACCGTACGCAAACCGCCAGCACCACCACCACCTGTAGGTGAACCGTATTCAATACTTGCCGCTCCACCGCCTACAATTAAAACATCTATAGCGGCTCCAGCACTATTGTCTGTTACTTGAAAAGAACCTGAGCCTTGAAAAGTAACCGAAGTGTAAACGCCGTGAGTTTGTGGTGTTTCATTACCTGAAGCGGTATAAGCGAGAACACCACCTGCACCAGATTCTTGAATCGCTCCCACTATAAGTGGATTAAAAGTCATTACTTCAGCTTACCGATAAGTGTCCAAGCATCAGTGGCAGTTTTAATCAAACATGCCGAAGCGTATTGACCGTCGATCTCTTTGTTGGAATCAACAGACGTTATCGTCACCCCGGAGCCTTGAGCCAACGTGCAGTTAGCTGAACCAATGTTCTGAACAATGATCTGAGTACCCACATCAAAAGCAACCGACGAGTTCGGAGGAACCGTAAAAGTTTGCGCTGAACCGTTAGAAGAAGTAACAAGCTTACCAGCGTCTGCGGCCACGAAAGTGTAGGTGGTTCCAGTCTGGGCGTTTATCGCTATGGGAGCTACTACGCTTCCACCAGTTATAGCGCCTGTCACAGCAAGATCATCAGCGACGGTAACATTTCCGTCAGCGATATCTAACGCTGTCGCAGAATTAGTACCTGTTATCGTGAGTTTCTCCTCAGAAGCATCCCACACCATCGAATCGCCAGCAGTGTCAGAGTAGAAAGTAACATCCCCACCCGTACCGTCACTACCTACAGTCAAACCTGTTAAAGCCCCCAAAGAAGTAATAGCTGTTTGCGCCGCGCCTGTGACAGTAGCCGCAGTACCAGAAGCATTCCCGGTCACGTTACCTGTCAAAGCACCAGCAAAAGCAGTAGCAGTCAAAGTACCACTACTCGCATCGTACGTGGCACCACCATCAGTTTTCGGAGCGAGATCGCCAGTAGCGGACTCGAACAAAGCGACACTACAAGACGAATCCGTAGTATCCGCAACAGTGATAACAGTAGGCGTTGCCGCCGCAGGAATAGCCTCCCACGCTGTACTACCATCAGCCTGCCTAGTCATAACATGACCGTCAGAAGCGTCTGCCGCCGCAGAAGCCCCAATACCCAGCTTTGTTTCTAACTGAATTAAAGCACCAGAGTGATTCGTGTGAACCACATCATGTTCCAAACCTGAAGTGTTTAAATCATCAGAAGCAGAAGGCGACGGTTGTTGCGTCGCCGTGTCAAGCGAGGTCGGATAATTTGTAGCCATTAAGCAAGGGTAACAGTTAGCTGACCTGCCGCGAGGGAAATCGTGTCACCAGAAGCCACAGCCTTAGAAGAAGACACAGCACCATGATACAAAAGATTCCCCGAAGAAGAAGCATCCCAAATACCTATATGCGTAACAGTACACGCAGGCATATCAGTAAACTCCTCCGCAGTTGAATTAGTCACCGCACCACCTGTACCAGCGGCGGCATTAAAATCAATAGTCTGCCTAGCGTAAGACCCACCAGAACACTCCGCACCCGAACCAGCATCAGTCGGATCGGCAGTATGCAAAGCAAGATACGCTTGCGAAGGATGCGTAAAAGCGGCAGTCCCTAAAGTATGGTCAAGAAGCTTACGCTCCAAATAATCTGACATCGCGGCCATAAAAAACTCCTATAAAGGTTTGAACATGTTCCAACCCATGATATAAATATATAGCCCCTCCGTCCATACTACAGAGGAATAAATAAAAACGAAGTATGCGGACCCTTATCAGGTTCAGTTCGCCCGTCAGAAGGGCATCCGCCCCCTGCAATCAAGTCAAGCAGAGGCAGAGTAAAACGTGATCGCTCGAACTCGAAGTGGAGCCGTACTTAAAACGGTCGGAAGGCACACCCAGGGGAAACAAGGCTCAAAAACAACCAACGGTGGTGTCCACGAAAAGAACAACACCTCAGACATTTGTCTATATCTAGGGGGTCTGGTACATGGGGGGGATGTCGGGGTAAGAAAGGTAGCGTAGCGTACCCTTTCTTAGGGCGACGCTCTTAGAAATCGCGTCGATATCTGAAGAGGCTATGCCTCGATGATATCGGCTCACGGGTTTTAAAGAGAGGCGGATGCTAAAATGCGAAGCCTTTAGGCTTCAGCATCCGCCGAACGCATGAGCGCCGAGTATAATAGGAGCCGAAGGCTCACTCGGCGCGAATAAATCGCACACAGAGCGACGACAGGTCGCTAGAGGTGCATAAGTGCAGGTCAGAGTGTCTGTGGGGTTGTGTGTGGACAGCGCCTGTCGGGGCTGTGTGTGCGTAGAAAAAAGGGCGCCGGTAGGCGCACCGTTTTGGGTGGGGTCGAGGGGTCGCCGTAGGCGAGGGCTCGCAGGAAATGAGGCGAGCTTCGCTCGGCATTAATCAAAGGGGTGGGGCTTCGGGCGATTACGGCGAGACCGTTGGCTTTGCCAGCTGGTCGCCGTTATCGGGGGAAGGATTTTTGTGGGGTGTCGGCGAATAAAAGAAGCTCTATTTCTGCGGTTTTCGCTTGCGAAAAAGTCCAAGTGAATGTTCTCTTTCATTCACCTGGACTAGTAGAAATGGCGCTTCTTTTGTGGAAACACTGCTATAATTTAAGGGTAGTCACAAAGGCTACGAAATATAAATAAATGAAAAGGCAATAATGACAAACAAGAGTTCGAGCGGAACTAAAACGCAAACCAAAAAATTGATTTCACCTGAAGATCAATTTGCTAGAGATCCAAACGCTAACCCTGAAAAGGCAAGCACTGGGCTCGATCCTATTACAGATGCAAAGCTAGAAATCCTTTCTACCGTTGCATCTGCTCCGGTGTTTTTTACTCCGGCGATAGCAATACCCGAAGCAATTCAAAACCTTTTAACTTGGGAAGATTCCAACTTGGAAAACGAATTGTATAGCCGAAATTTTAAGAACGTAATTTTGTCTAGAATTTCAGGCACTCCAACCAAGTTGGAAACTTATCAGGAAGCCAACAAAAAAACCGGAGAACTAAAGGACAAGACACGAGTAATAAGTAACGTGACAATGCCTCATTCTTCGGGTGAGATTGTTGGACTTGAGGAAAACGGCAAACAGAAAAGGGAACTCGCCTTTGCTGGTGGTCGTCTAATTCAAGTTAGCCTCACCGAACTAGGTGAAGCTTGCCCTTATTCAAAAATGACAGAAGGAACGGACACGGTAGAAATGGTGGTGAATTTCTTCGAACTTCACCACGACCTGCGTCTATGGTGTGACGTTCACGAAGTCGGGCAACCAGTCCGAGAGGGAGTAGAAATAAATCTACGACCAGCACAAGGCAAAGAGGAAAAAGTTTTTGCCTGTGGTGTTGAGATTCTCCCACCTGATGAAAAGACGGGCGGAATGCGTACCCGTGCTTGGTGGGTTGCTCATGTTCCCGATTTCTCACATGAGAAACATGTGGAACAGGTCAACTTGAAGCTAGGCGCAAAACGTGCGACAGATAACGCACGCCAGCCGATGCCAAGCGAGCCTGAAAACTGGTAAAAAATTTAAGGCGGGGGGCTTCGGCTCCCCGTCTTTTTTTTTGCGCCATAATTCGCAAGCAAATTACGCCGCTACGAAAAAAAACCGCCAAACCTCTCCGTTCCTGCCATCTCTTTAAAAACGGAGCCGTCGGTTGCTTTGCCGGTGACGGCGAACTGCTGAACAACTTTAAATAACTGACCAGCTATTAACATTCAAGACCAGTAAAGCTTTTGTTGTAATGCCGGAAGCGAAGGAGGCATTACATAAGAAAGCTTTAAATTAGAAAAGGATCGCCGAAGGCGAGTGATATAAAAAAAATTTTTCCTCGCTACGCTCGGAGATAAGACCGAACCTTCGGTTCGACTTATTTCTTTCAGCCCTTTGCTCGTACCTCGCAAACCCCTGCCCCACCCTTAAATACTTTGGTTCAAGGTTATGAGTCTATAAGATTGGGATTCAAGGTTATGATTCTATAGTAGTGGGATTCAAGATTATGAGTCTATAGGAGTGGCATGTCACGAGTTGATTTTAAATATAAAGATGATAAGTACACATATCTTTCAGGCTTTCATGGTAAAAGCTGGGGTATTTCTTTAACAGATTTTATACTCGGTTGCGTTTCACGCACCGAGTGTCAAGGTTCCGATTCTATAGGAGTGGCAGGTAGATAATCGTTTCCTCTTGTGTGTTTCGGATTGCCACCATATCAGCCCGCTCGTACCTCACGGGTTCCCGGCTTCGCCGGCTGATTTGTATGGTGTCATCCGCTCCCCACAAGAGGAAAAGATATGGTTTTGTGGGGAGTGGGTGTATAATAAATGATAATAATAGGGAGAAGAAATGAATACAATTAATGGAATTGATTTCTGTTTAATGGTTCTTTGCTTTGTTTCTTATTGGTTGGGATACATGAGAGCTAAGCATGTAGCTCAGAAGATAAGAGATTCAGAAATGAATCGTTACTATCAGGACTACGCAAAGATTCGTAGAGAAAGGGGTGATTGGTAATGAGTTTGAATTGGGATATAAGCAAGTGTAAAAACTGGCAACGCCTGATGAAAGAAGATGAGTACCCAATTACTGAAGCCTTGATTCATTGGATGATGGTGATTGGTTTCAAAAGTATTACTGAAAAGAATTGGGGTAAAGTTTTCGCACGACTTGAGATGATGAACAAAGACAACTTCACAGTTGACGAGGTTTATGATCGGATTGGGCTATCAACTAATTGCTCTGAATTAACTGATGCTCAATGGGCGAAGCAACAGATAACAACAAAGATTAATAGCCGTGCTATTGAAGTAATAGAAGGGAGAAAGTAATGACAATACATATAAGCGTGACTATACCTGATGAGTACTACACATCAGAGGTAGAGAAACTTATTAATGAATGCCAATCAGCAGTTGGTTTGCTATGCAATGAAAAGGATAGCTGGGCTGAAAGTACATGGAGAGATCGATGACAACATGTAGATACTGTGAACAAACAATAGACCATGATGGGTTAAATGATTTATGGCGAAGCAGGGAGGGCGGCAAGCTTTCATGTCGAGCGCATACTTCTCGTGGTTTATATAGATTTATGCATCAGCCTAAATCACTTAAAGAAATTAAACCCAATATGTATATGGAGGTTGATGATGTTTGAAGAAAGAAACATACCGAAGGTAACTCATCCAACAGATAAACATAATTTCTTTATCATACATACACATGACTTTGAAATAGGTTACTCATACAGTACACCTATTGCATTCAATGAATGGAATGGTAAAGGTTGGGTAGTCAGAGTTAATGACTGGTCAAACACAACAGGCAAACACTTGAATTGGTTTGAAGTACCAGCTAATCAACGTATACCAGGATGGTCATTCATGGATCAGTTAATTAAAGCATGTGATAAAAGGTACGTGCGTATTGAAGAAGATGTATATGAAAGGGATGATGAGAATGAATCATGTTGATGAATACGGAAGGGTAATGATTGATATGTATCCTTCTGATTGGACACAGTTTCATAAGAAGAATCCTCAAGTATATGAATGGTTAGTTAAGTCAGCTATGCAGTTACAAGCTAACGGTCATAAGAAGTGGGGTATGAAATCTCTCATTGAAGTAATGCGTTGGCAGGTAGCTATGCAAACTACTGATCCTATATTCAAGATTAATAACAATCATGCACCATATTATGCGAGGTACATAATGCACATGAATCCATCATTAGATGGGTTCTTTAATATAAGGGAGACAAAGCGATGAAGGTTAATGAAATGATAATTAAAGACTTTCAACCTGATGATGGAATGCAGGATGAAGGGTCAGAGATACAAGCAGTTGTTATTAATTTGTTTATTGAGGCTACAAGTGATTGGAGTTCAGAAGAATATCTGATTGCATTGCGTAGCTTACGACACAGGGTTGACATATATATAGATTCAGCAGGAGGTGAGTGATGAGTGATAACTGGAACATACAAATATGTTTAGGTAATTGGAGAGGTTCAGTTCAGATACCTAAGTCAGTGATACCTGATGCTTATGATGCTAACCAAAAGGTTATTGACCTTGCATGGGATTGGGTAAATGAACAACAAAAAGCAATATGTTCTCCTTATAAAGTGAGAGAGGTGAGTTAATTATGCATGCAAATTCAGAAGCGTTATGTCAATTATGTGATTCAGTTATTGCAGAGGTAGTTACCAGCTCAACTATTGCTGGTGTTACTGAGATGGTTGATGATGCCATTGTTTGTAGTAAATGTTTCGATGAAGAAAGGGGGGATATATATACATGACTGGTAGAATGAAAGAATATATGATGGAGATGGAGGAGGAACAGATGAATGAACCTGACTTAAGCTCTGTCTTTGGTGCTGACATAGAAATCTATTCACCTTCTGCGATCTTAGAAATTGCAGGATGCTATGACGTAAAGATAAGAGAACACATAGCTTTATATGGCAGAGCAGAAATTAATCATGCACATTTTACAGAACGTGTTACTTACTACCAAGCTAGAAAGAGAAATCTTCTAGTGTTATGGGCTGAAGTAACAGATAAAAGAAGGGAGTCAGAACCTTTCTAAATTCGCACATGTTCTACTAAAGCAGGAGTAATGGATGACTGTGGCGGTGTGCGCTAGTACTGGTCCCGAAGGGAGAATGTACTTGACCGAGTAGTAGAACATTGATAGTGGCAGGTGGAATACGGGGATAGGAAACTATAGGTATCCACTTGTCACTATCACAATTATTCATGGTTCACCCCTCTATATAGAACGAACATAGAACCATGAACGAGTAGAGCAAATGAGTTTTATTTTCATTTCCTCAAGGGCTGATTGTAGTGACCTTTAAGTGTGAGTAATCATGGAAGGCGCTATGAGAGTGGGTTCGATTCCCACCTACTCACGCACTTAAACAAATAGAAAGGGGTGCATGATGAGAGATATAACTCTTGTTGGTAATTTAACTCGTGAGTTCGAGTATAAAGCATTGAGTAATGACAGCGTTGTAGCTAATGGTTCAATGGCTGTTAACTCCAGGACTAAAGATCCTAAGACAGGTGAATGGGGTGATGGTGACCCACACTTCTTTAACCTTGCAGTATGGGGTGAAGTTCAAGCAGAGAATGTAATCGAGTCTCTTGATAAGGGGACTAGGGTTATTGTTAACGGACAGATCAATATGAAAACTGTTACTGATGATGATGGTAATAAGAAAACATATAGTGAAGTTAGAGTTGAACACATTGGCCCTGAATTGAGATGGGCTACATGTTCTGTTGCTAGAAACGCTAAAGGTAACAGTACTTCTAAGTACAATACACCTGAAGAGAAGTTCTAATGGAGCCTGCGAAAAGGCAGGCAAGAAGATTATCTGACATTCATAAATTAATTAAACAATTTAGTACAGCTTTGGAAGTTGATCCCTTTGATAGTAAGAGGGATCAAGCCAAAGTTAATGGATTAATTAATGACATAAGAAAAGTGTTGGGCGGCGAAGTGCTACCTAAACAACCAGTTCAATACACATATTATGAACCTGAACAAGTGGAGCCTCAAGATCCAGCATTAGCTATGGAATGGATAGATAAAATAAGAAAGGAAAAACGTGGAACGATTGAGTAATAAAGAAGCTGAAGAGTTTCTTAATAGATATACAACCAAGCCTAAGTACCCTTGGGATGAATGGTTAGATATGGATGTAGATGAGTGGAGTGTACTTGCTAAAGACATTGACTTTGCATGTTCACTTACATCTATGAGGAACCAGTTATATAGGCAAGCGGATAAAAGAAATATTCGTTTGCAGATAGTTGCAATAGTAGCTGGTGAAACAGTGAGTAGTTTAAAGAAGGACTGCTTAATATACAGACAAGTGGAACGTGATAAACGTTCCTATATGTTGGGAGAAAAGAAATGAATAATGTAGATGCATGGCCGGAAGGTCGTACGATTGTAAAGATTAGACCAGCTACTGATAAAGATTTAGAGTTACATGGCTTTGAATTTAATATAGATAGTGGGATAGTCCTGGTGCTTGATGATGACAGCACACTTATTCCTTCTATGGATGAAGAAGGTAATGGATGTGGTGTTTTGTTTGGTGAGCGTGATAATAAATCAATGCAGGTTGTTGCTGAGTGGGTGTTATCAAATGAATAAAATATCTACTAAAGGTTACATGTCACCTGATTTTCCTAAAGATAACTTTCATTGGCAATCTCTTGTATACATACATGACATTGATCCAAAAGAATTAAAACTTATAGGTGATCGTTTAACTCCACAAAGGTTAGAAAGGATTTGGGCTGATCATATACTAGGTATAACAAGTGATAATGAACATGCCATTCTAAGTAATGAACATGCAGATAAATACATTTGGGAAGGGAGCAATGAGAGTAAATAGTAAACAACCATTCTTAGTGCAAAAACTAGCTGAACAATGGAGTGAAAATAATGAAGCTCCATCTATGCCGGATGATAAAAGTTGGCGTGGTTCAATGGCAGGTAGCTGTGCTAGGCAAGTGGCATACAGGTTGAGTGATACTGAAGCATCTGATCCTATTGACTTGGCTGGGTTCTGGAATATGGGACTGGGTTCAATGATTCATAATGAATTAGAACAAGCGATACATGATTGGGCTGACAGTCAACCGAATGTAGAAGTTATTGCGGAACATGAAATGGAACTGGGCGAACGTGGCTATGGTCATGCTGACACATTAGTTATCATGGACATTCCTTGGGTTGGCAAAGTCAAGGTGTTATTTGAATTGAAAACTGTTGGTGGTTTCGGTTACAAGAACATGATTGGTTTGAACAAAAACAAGTATGCGGAAGGACCGAAGTGGAGTGCATTCGTACAAGGTGCGATGTATGCAAGTGCTGTTGATGCTGATTTGTTAGTCATCGGTTACTTGGCACGTGAGGGTGTCAGTAAGAACATGGCAAAAAACTACAGCAAGTCAGAGATAGAGCGGATGGGGGCAGAGTGGCACTATACAAAGGAGCAGTACATGGTAGTAGCCGCCGAGGAAATCGAACGGCTCGATGGGATATCGGCGGCAGTAGCGGAAGGGAGAACTCCATCTGAAATACCAGCTAGGTTTTCTAAGAGTGACCCTGAGATCCCATTCCCTGCTGAAGTTACACATCCTGAGAAGGGAGCGTGGAGATTGTATGCAAAAGATGGAAGCTTAGTGAATGCAGGTACTACTTGGATGTGCAACTATTGTCAGTTTCAACAACAATGCAAGGGAGATACTGATGACGTTTTATCTAGGGACGCATGAACCACACTGGTTAGGAAATGTAGACGTACCTTTATTTGTATCACGTAGAAGATTAGATAGATTAAACAAGCTACCAGTAGCACTATGTCAGTGGTCTTTGGATAGCGGAGGGTTTACTGAACTACACCAATATGGTGGCTGGCAATTATCTGCTACTGATTACGCATCAAAAGTAAAAAGATATATAGATGAGATAGGTAATCTAAATTGGGCGGCTCCTCAAGATTGGATGTGTGAAACAACTGCCTTAAAATCTACGGGGTTAACTGTTCACGATCATCAAGTTTTAACTGTTGATAACTTTCTTGAGCTTAGACAATTATTAGGTGAAGTTGTTGTTCCAGTTCTACAAGGATGGGAGTATGACGATTACCATAGATGTGTAGAGATGTACGATAAAGCTGGTGTTGATCTTTCATCTGAACCTACTATCGGATTGGGTTCTGTTTGTAGACGACATGCTTTAAAAGAAATAACTCATATCATTACCAGCCTTCAACCTCTTAAACTACATGGGTTTGGAGTTAAAGGAGATGGATACAAAGCTAACTTACATAGATTAGTTAGTGCTGATTCAATGGCTTGGTCATTTGGTGCAAGATATAAACCACCTTTAGATGGATGCACTCATAAGACTTGTGCTAATTGTAAACGCTTTGCTTTGTTGTGGAGAGATCAAATGTTAAATGGATTAGAGGATTAAGGATGCAATTTGTTTTAAATCTTTGTGCTTTGATAGCTAGCCTAATTCAAGTACCAGTTATAGCTGATGTTGAATACAGATACTATGAGAGTGGTTCTCATATAGTTGAACTACAAGAGTGGCTTGGTGATGTCCAGGTCGATGGAGTGTATGGCCCTAACACACGCAAGGCGCACATGAAATCGCTAGGCTCTAAAGAGATGGCTTATCACCGATGGTACGGTGGAGGAAAAATTGGGGAACCGGAAAGGCTTGATGTTTTGGTAAGAGAATACTTCTTGCCGGAGCATCAGCCTTGGGCTATAAGAGTGGCAATGTGTGAGAGCAGTACACAGCCATGGCATACAAGCAACTATGCTATATCTCCTGCGTTAGCTGTCGGAGTTTTCCAACATTTAAGCAAGTACTGGGATTCGAGATCAACTGCCGCTGGCTGGGCTGGCTACTCACCGTACGATATGCGAGCGAACACAGCTACTGCCGCTTATCTCTTCTATAACTCTGGCGATCATCATTGGAATCCATCACGTTCCTGTTGGGAAAAGGCTATACTACAGTAACAACTAAAAGGGAGAACCAATGGTACGTGAGGTAGTACCTGTAGGTACGAACTACAGGATTCCTGAACAGGGAAGAATAAGACTTGGTGTGAAGACAGAACGTGCAATGAAATCCATTGACAAGTTCCGGTTCACATCATCAGACAAATCAGCTATTGAAGCAATCGCACAGTTACATGGAGGCACAGTTAACGAGTGGACTCCACCTCGTTCACAAGAACAACAATGGGAAGTTATCACTCAAGTAGATGAGATACGTGTGTTCCTTCCACCTAACAGTATCAATGTGACTTACGAAGAATGGTCTGGCGGTGGACTGGTACGTAGATGTGATGGTATACAAATGGAGATCGGTGTCGATGGACCTGAAGGTAAAGAAATGGATGTGGCTCCATGCTGGTGCAAGTCTGAACTAAACAAACAAGATAAACCAATGGCATGTAAACCATATACAAGACTTAACGTCATATTACCTGACATAAAGTTTGGTGGAGTATGGAGATTAGAAACTAAAAGTTGGAATGCCGCTCAAGAACTACCCGGAATGGCACAGATATTAACTCAGTTGCAAGCTCAAGGTATTCTTGAAGGTTACTTACAAATAGATAAACGTGAGAAGATAACTGATGGTAAGAAAAGAAAGTTTATTGTTCCTAAACTTGTAACTACTAGCACTCCTGCTCAGATATTAAGTGGGGGTTCAATGGTCGAAGCGATAGAACCAGCAAGACCAGCTTCTTCAGAATCACATAGCACTATGGAATTGGGCGCTGTCGTTGATGCAGAAATAGTTGAAGACTCTTGGGATAAGCCACCAATAGGAGTTAAAGTAAAGAAGAATCCTGATCCGAATGGTTTAAAATATGTACGAGCAGATTAGAGAGGGGGTCGTTGTACCGCACCCCACGCATAAGGTAGCTCCCTGCCTTGTCCAACGATCCCCTCTCGCTCAATGAGTAATATCTATGGAAAAGGAGCAAAAGGAAGAGCTACTAAACTTCATGCTCAGATCATTAGGAATCTTGGCTATTGTGAGTCTTGTGGGTCTGGCCATAATCTCCAATGCGCTCATATAATCTCACGTAAATACTCTCAGACTAGAACCTCACTAGATAATGCGTTCTGTTTATGTGCCAGTTGTCATGCACGTTACACAGATCATCCGGTTGAGTTTGGAAAGTTTGTTACTGACATGATGGGTGAAGAAAAGTACAATGAACTTAGGCAGTTAAGCAACTTGACAGACAAGGTAGATTGGGAAGCAGAAGCTGACCGTCTAAAAGAAATAGCAAAGGAAGAAGGGATTATCTGATGGACGATTCATATTTAGAGGAACCATTTGGTATAACTCTTGAGCTTGAACCAGACACTCGTGTCTTCAATCTTCATGGCAGAGCGTCAGCTTCGATGCTTCTGTTTTTTTTAATGGATGCATCTGAAGGTGGGTTGTTAAACAAATTACAAGAAGAAGTATCGTTTGATAATTTGTTAACTGGATACCACACGAACGGCAAAGAACCTGAAGGAGATGTAGATGACGGAAGCACCGAAGAAGAATAGTAAATACGTTCAATGTTGGAACTGTGATGGTTACATTGGGAGAAAACTTTTAACAAGAGAAGAGTACAATAATACGTGTCCCCTATGTGAAGCTACCGAGGTTATAGATGGATTGGGAACCACCACTTGAAATAACAAGATGGAATTTTATACAAGATAAATCTTTCGAGAACATGAGTGGCCTACCTGCTGAAGCATGGGTTGAAATGTTTATGACACCGTTAGATTCTTTAAAAGGTAAAAGTGTTTACGATAAAATCCGTGAAGATTTAGGGTTAGATTAGTTACCAGCCCTCATCTTTTCTGTCTTCAACTAAGATAGGAGTTTGCCAAAGTATTCCTTTCTCAGGTACATTGATCCATAGAGCTTGTTGTGGAACCTCGAAAGGAAAGTTCTCCACTGAAGCGTACTCATCGTAACCCTTAAGCGAACCGTTCATTATAAAACCAGATGAAGGAGCTAATATTAATTGATGGAAATGACCCAGGACCATGCAGGTGAAGTCTGAGTTATTTCTTTTACGTGCCACTAGCCTCATTATTGGAGGCCAGATGCCACCTATCCCACCACCACCACGAGCTTGATCGCCGTGAGTTAGGAGATAAGTAGAATCATGGATAGTAACAAAACAATCAGGACTGTCAGGAATATTAAAGGTAACTCGATCATCGCCAGCCCAGTGCGATTCGAGAGTCTTAGCGAGGAACCAATCGAAGTTGTCTCTAGCTCTGAGTTTAGATCGGGGCTTCCTCGTGCGTCTGCCATGATTACCGACGACGCATGGAACATGCACGTTACCAAATTCATCGGCAAGCATCCCGATACCAGAGGAGAGTTGGTCTGCCCAGAAGAGAACAGAACCGAGCATGGTGTCTTCGTTGGTTTCTGTGAGTTCGGTGTGGATATCCCCACTGAACAAGTCACCTCCAAGAAAAAGGACACAGCCCGAATAATCCAGACCGGCGAGATAATCATTGGTGAGAAGGACAATCTTCTCAAAGAACTTTCGGAGTCTCTTGACCCCGATGTCTCTGTTGTATGCGTTGCGCCCTTGGATCTCGTCAGGGTTGACGACTTCATCAAAGTGTGTGTCCGAAAGCACAGCACAAACTATGCCAGTTTCCTTGCCTTGCTTCTTGGGACGGAGCCACGAGGGTGGCTTGACCGAACGGCTTTTAAGATCAGCAAGAAGATTAACTTGGCTGTCAAGAATTTCAATCTCTTTCGTAAGCGCTTTAACTTGAGACTTAGCCGTTAAAGCTTCAGTTTTATAACGAGATGCTTCTCGTAAAACTTTAGTTATATCTTCACTTGCCGTGAAGTCTTCTAAGTTAACGTCTGGCACGAGTAAGGATCGCCGCTATCTTACCTTGAGTGGCATCAGGATAACCTTCAGAGTGTAACCATCTGGCTATCATTATCTTTCCTATATGCATATCATTATGTATCGCATCCCATACTTGATTGTAAATCTCGTCAGGTAATGTATCTATCCAAGCTCCAGGTGATCTACGTCCATCACTTGCAAAGTTTTCTAAAGTCCTAGAGCCCAATAGGTATCTCCGGTTTCCACATTGCAGTCCATGTCTTATGATCCATAATCCCGCTTTCTTTTATTAGCATCGTACGTTGTAACATCAACACAGCTTTTAAAGTTTTGCGTCCGTATACCCCGTCGGCTATTCCGCAATTAAAGTCTAACGAGTTAAGCTTTGATTGCACAACCTTGACGATATCTCCTTTAGATCCTCGTCTTAATGGAGACATACCTACCTGTCTGCCCATGTCATCTATGATTGCTTGGATACCAGTCCAGTTAACCTCTGGTTCTGGTGGTTCTTCTGGTCTACCAAGAAAGACTGAGCCTGTTCTGTTGAACCAACTGTTGCCGTTACGTGGTTGGAAATGCCACCATTCCCCTTTAACAGTGGGACGTATACCGTACCTGTGAGCAACATTTGTTACTTCATCTGTTGTTATACCTCGTTTAACTATACGAAAGTCAACTGCATACGAATATCCGTCCGGTTGTTCTTGATGAAACGACCCACGAAAGAAACCATCCGGTCTTTTCCAATCAGGGTTAGCCGCAAGGTTACCTTTACCTCTCTTGTAACGGTCGTAGAGGGCCTTCTGAGCGGCGTACGACCTGCAACCTGAACATATTGCCACTTTGTTACCTATGCGCCCGTCAGAGAAGAAATCCTCTAATCGTTGTACAAACCTAGGGTGCAGTAAACTTAGATCAATGCTCTTATCAGTTACCGGAAGTAGGGGGTTGCTCATGGATATCCTCTGGTTCAGCCGTCGGAGTATACTCTAGTATAAGTCTACCATCATTGTCAGTACTATCCGTGTCAATCATGTGTTGATCTTTACGTTCACCTATCACCATCCATTGACAAACTGTTCCTTCATCCCCAGTGATAGTCAGCTTGCATTCATCTAACGACCATTCAACCAGCTTGCCTGATGCTGAAACCATAGACCAAGGGTTAGTATTCAATGCTTTCCATGTGCCTTCAGCCATACCATACTGTTCATCCATGCAGATAGTTACTGGTTCTGCTCCTAATGTCACAGTGCCTCTGTATATTAGATCAGCATACGGTCCCTCTATGAAAGAGTGGCGTAACCTTTTACCTTCTGTTACTGGGTGGGGTATGTCGAATGACCCGGAACCTTTAGACAATGAGCCTGTAATAGCTAGATTACCTGAACTGTTAAGTGTCATTAAAGTTGTAATTGAACCAGTATCAGGAGCGTCATACCAATTATGTGCTTGAGCATAAGAACCTATTAGACTGGTTCCATCTGCATAATGTGACCAGTAAGTAACAGCTTCTCTACCATTAGTAGTCCCACTATTTAATACACCACTAGCCCAGAAGCAACGGCCTCCATAGCTTTGAGAGTTATCGTATTCTCTACCCCATGCGTAAGCACGAATATTATCATTGTGCATTACAGGAGCACCTATTTGTATCTGAGCATAGTCACCGTAATTAGTAGGCGATGTCACAGTGCCAGAAATAGAAGAAACATATCCATTATAAATTTGACTGTCATGCCCAGTATCAAACGATACGTAACCGTAAGCATCAAGAGTATCAAATGGATGATCTATTACACCAAGTTTTATACTGCCTCCGCCATCAGATGATGAGCCTTTGTACTGTGTATAACCACCAGTACCTACACGTTGTTGCGCTCTACGTGGAGGCGTACCGTAACCGTAACTAGGGAAAAACCTCACGATCCTTGCACCGTTACAACAGAAACAGTTAACACTCCTTCAAACCATCCATTGTCATCAGACCATTTACCAATAGATCCCTGTTCATATGACACACCTGCTATATAAACTGTTTTAGATTCGTCACCCATTTTGAAAGTAACAAGCGAACGATCTTCTAACAGCGAACGTATGTACGTGTAATCATCCCATGTGTCTTGATATATATCACGATTACCATACTGTGTTTGTGTTGTGAGAATGACAGGTAGTTGTATTACCTCAGCTACGAATGGCATAGGTATAGCACGTACAGTCCATCTGTGTAATGTCGGTGTTGCAGTTGAGCCTGCTCCAGTCAGTGTGATAGTAGGAGTTATGTATTCTCCTGTCACACCAGAGATAGATTTAATACCTGATGTGTAAGTAGCATCAGTATCAGAAGTTACAGTAGCTGTAGTTGTATCATCAGAAGTTACTGTGATAGCTACTGCTTCACTTGCCGCAAGACTACTGTGCCGTAGTTCAACAGACACAGGAGCTTTAAGTTCTGTCACACCCCACCTGAACCTACCTTCGTCAACACTCCCAGTTGTTAGATAGTTAGCGGATTCTTTGTATACACCTGCGCCACTAATACTGAACAGTAGATTGCCTTGATCCATTACTATTCCCTGCACAGCGGCGGTACTACTAGCCACCATAATGTCACTAGCGTAAGCTGGTGTTAAAACATCTGTTAGTTCAGCAAGACTTATCTTGCCTAATCCTGAACGGGTAGTCGTATCAAACGGGGAATCATAATTGTCCCAGTTGAAGTAAACAAACTCTCCTTGTGGTAGTAGATAATTAACACCACCACTTATTTCAACAAGAGGACCATATGTTATGTACCCTTGTCCTTGTATCTGAGCTAGACGTATACCTTTAGAAGTGCCGATAACAAGCAAACCACCATACTCTGTGATTGCATTAACTGTTTCACCTACTGGTAGTTCAGCGGCTATAACAGGAACATTCAAAGCAGAAGTCGAATCGTTAATACCTATGTAGTAGATGCGTCCTTGAACACCTTGGTTGCCAGCCGCGAATATACCTACAGGTGAGCCAACAACAGACACCCAGGAATCAACTTGGTTAAAACTAGAGCTAGCTATATCAGCATTAGTACTAGCTACAGAGCCAGAAGAAAGAACAGTAAGCCTGTCAGCTACCGAAGCTATGAGATAACCGTTAGCTACCCACACACCATCAGCGCTATTCAACATCCAATGGTCAGTACCATCACTAGAAGTAGCAAATGTAGTTCCAGTTACTTTAACTATCTTCGCATTAGCGGCTGTATGACCTACTACATAAACATTAGTACCATCACTAGCTATGCCAAGTATGTCATCGCCACAAGGATTAGTAATTGCAGTAGCAGATCCAAACGAATTAGAAGAAGCCTGTATATTAGGACCGTCACACATATAAGCATATGAAGTGCCACCAGATTTAGCTGTAGCCATATACAGATTCGTAGAACCATCAGACCAAGCACGGTCTGTGTCTTTCAATAAAGTAAGTTCATTCTTAACCCACACGTTGACACCAGTGGATTGGTAAAACCTTCTCAACCCAGACTCAGGAGTATCAGACTCACGCTGACCACCACCCAACTCCCAATCATCACGGCTACGTTTCCAAACACCAGCCTGATTCAAAGACTGCTCACCGGGAGTACCCTGTGTGTCAAGCCCTTGTCGTATAGGGTCAACCGTTGCTCTTGCTAATCGGCTAACATCTATATTATAACGGCGGTTACCTAAACGAATAGGGAGCGCATCACGAACAGATTGGTGAAGGGTCATGTCTAACGAAGAGTGGTCGGAAAGACTGAAGAACCGGCAGAACCAGTCCTCACGCCGTAAAGAGACATTAACCGACGAGCTTCCTCACTTACCCGACGATCATATTGCGCCTGTAATACCAATGAATACCTCGCCCGATCTCCGGGATTCAATGCTCCGTCACCCCTCGAATCACCAGCGGAATGAAGGTCAAGCCGCAGACTTTCTTCTCCAAGAACAAGCCGTGCCGCTCCTCCTAATGCTGGAATATCACGCATCGAATCCTGCATTCCGACAGTGGTGTCAAGACGAGTACCCATATCTAATGCACTTACTGTAAACGGATGAGCATAACGCATGTTCACAGTTACAGCTTTCTCAATACCTTCTTGCCTGATTACTTTAAATGTTCCATCTGTTTGTCTTTGAACTGTCACATTCATATTAAGTAAACGATCTTCAGAACTACGTGCAGTACGAGTAGCAGAAATAATATGATAAAACCCTGTACTCGCTAGGTCAGTGGCAGTTACAGATTGAGTGCTAGTGCTGGCAAATGTCACACTTGTAGTTCCAACTGCATAAAGATTATTAGGTAATGAATAAATAGAATCACGAACTGCTTCTAATATTTGGAACCCAGTGAAACGTGGTTCTACTTCTATTTTAGAATCAGCAGTCCAGGCATAGCCAGCACTCCCATCTATGCCACGTTGAACAGTTGCATACTCACCGTTACGAGCATGAACATACATGGTTTCTGGAGGGTTGGTTCCATCTTCTACAGAGATATAGGAACCTGCACGAATACCATCGGTCTGATATTTCAATCGTATCGTTGTATCACTAGCACTAATGGTTGTATGAATAGCGTCTAATTCAGTACGAGTATTACTATTTAATAACCTTTTTGTGTGTGTAACACAATCAGCGATGGTAGGTGCGGTATAAGACATACTTTGATATTAGCGCGTTGAGAGGGGTGAGGCTATGCCCCACCCCCAACAACTTGTTAATACGGTACTTAGTCCGAGTATCCTGTTAAGGTAGTGAACTTGCCCATATGCTGTTCGCCCTTCACTTGAAGGCCCTCTTCACATACGATTTGTACCTTGTCGCTGTCGCCTGTTTTAGCGAGAGCCTCGACAACGAGAGGTTGCATAACTCTACGAGAGATGCCATCCTTCGCGACCAAGAACGCTGTCTCAGCGTGACACCAACGGTTCCTGAGCATCTGTGTTTCACCAAACTCGGTGAAGACGGATGCTACAGGTACACGGCCACGGCGAGGATCATCAATGACTGTGCGTACACGGCCACTATCTGATACTGCGTTGAGTGTAGCAAACGAGGCAGGGTTAGCGATCAAAAGATCTGGCATACCGCCTGCGTTGTAGCATTTCTGCTGTAGTGCTTCCAATGCGGCGACAGTCAACGTGGTTGTTGTATCGGTATTGGAAGTAATGTGGTAGTTAAGCCCACCAGTTGAACGACGCTTGTTTGAAGTGTCATTGTTGTACTGACCATACAAGAAAGCCTGTTCACGAGTTATCACGTTCTCAACTGAGCGGCCATAAACTTGCTTGGCGAACTCATCAGATACACCATAACGTGATACCTGCTGTTCAGTACGTGACATGTGGATAGGGGTAGGTCCGAAGATTTGGGTGCAGTTTGTGCGGATCGTGCGATCTGCTGAACGTGCTTCTCCCGGATCGGAACCTTCAACCAATGCAGTACCTACACAGATAACTGTGTCTGCATGTGCGGCTGTTGTTGCTGGCCAATCAGCAGAGTTTGCCCAGTCAGCAAGAGTCAAAACACCAGCGGTGTTGTTGACATGCGTAACGCGCTTTACTGCCGCATTAACGGCGGCATCTGCTTCACCTATGGTGATTAGGTCATCAACTTGGAATTTATACGAGTCTGCGGCAGATACAGTAACATCGGTTGCTCCTGCTCCTGCGGCTCCTGTATCGGTTACGGTTGCACGAGGAATCAAAAGTTCTTCGTCCATCCATTTAAACTCTTGCTGATCTACGGGAGAACTGCCAAGAAGTTGCCTTCCATCAGTTCCAATACCGTTGATAAACGGAGAGTCTGTGGGTGAAATCATGTAAATGAGTTCATCCATGTTGATCTTAACGCCAACGGCAAGATCATATGAGGTTACTTTACCTCCATAGCCAACTATAGCCATGTTATCGCTCCTTTAATTAGTAGTGGATTGTCTGTTCTTTCTGTCCCGCAACAGCCCTTCATACTTTGAGCGATTATCAGCAAATTCTTTAATAGGTATGGTTGAACCATCAGCCTTACGGTATGGGACAAAAGACCCATCCGCCCTATGTTCACCGGCTCTTCCTTTTTCCCAATTAGGCTCTGCCTTTCTTGGAGGAATCTTATTCCGTCCCCTGTTCGGAGTAGCATCAGCGGTTAAAGCTGGTGACTGAAGAATCCGCTTCGCGGAATCCTTGCCACAATGTGGGCAAACCTTTACAGGTTCGTCCTTCATGCTTTGTACTAACTCCCAAAGAGAGGGAGGAGTACACCCCTTACATTCGTAAACATATGTAGGCATTAGTCAGATAAGACTCGTTCGTCGTTTTGACTAGCGGCTTCAAGAACAGTGTGTACAAATCTTGCCGCCGAATCTTCCTTCGGCGTACCTGCATCATACGCTTTTTTAAATTCTTGGAACCCTTGTTCATAAGGACTTTGAGTAGTTGCTTCTACTGAAACACTTTCATCAGCTAAAAGTTTTCTCTCTTCCATTACTTTAACGTCAGTCTCATTAACAATTTCCTTCGCCGGTTCCGGTTCTACAACGGGATCCGGGGACGGAGCTAGTTCCTGCCACTCACTTTTAATAGAGTCTGTATCCAGTTCTCCATCATAAGCTTTGAATAAGAGTTGCCCTGCTTTTGAATCAGTATCAACACCTGCTTTCATAAAAGCTACCTCTCGTTTAAGTAGATCACGTTCAGCTATTGCTTCTTTACCACGATCTGCCGCATCTCGAAGTTCTTTTATGCCACCAGTTTCATCTTCCATATCTACACTCCTTTGCTGTCGCACATAGTCGGAGGAACTATGCGGTGCGTGACTAAATTTGTCTCCCCAGTCGTCACTAGCTGGTTCAACCTCCACTACATACTCATCAGGTGCGTGGGTAATCCCGACGGCTATAGCACACACCCGGCCAGTAATAGCTCGCAGGCGGCCAATAAGATTATTATAACCTAATATCAGTCAGGATCAAGGAATATGCACTCTCCAGGGCATTCTTCTGCCGCTTCAATAACACTTTCTAACAAGTGGTCAGGTACTTTAACTGACTCTCCCATACGGTGAGTGGGTTCTTTAGGTACAGGAGTGCCTACTTCTCTTACATAAAACAAGCCGTCATCATGCCCAAAGAATACATCGGGTGCTATCTCTTCGCACAAGCCATCGCCTGTGCATAAGTCTTGGTCGATCCAAACTTTTGGCATTAACCGGGATGATTCTGTATGAACTGCTCGTATTTTTCTGGGCTATCTAGAACTATTGTGGTGTAAGAATACTTAGCGCTGTCATCACCCTTACCTAAAGTAACAGTGATCGTTCCGATTAAAGTACCTACAGCTACTAACAAGGCTGTTATAGCAGTAATGAGCTTAACAGTCTTATTCATTTTCGTTGTAGAATTTCTCTCCCCACGCTTTACTTTGGATAGCTTCTTCAGCTAGATAGATACGATCCCAGATCGTACTAAATTCTGAAGGAACCCAAGCCATAGAAGCAATGATCTCTTTCATCTCATCAACATCATCTCTGATTACTTCTAAGTCAGCCGCCATAGCGCTTGTAATGTGAGCAGGAGTAAAACGGCTAAGGTCATCGACCCTAGCGCTCCGCAAATCATCAAGACCGCCAGCATTTTCCATGACACCTTGAGATATTTCATCAAGTTTTGCCAAAACTGTACTGTCTGTCCCAGTGTTTCCTTCAATTACCTGCACCTGTTTTTCCAAATCATCTATCCTACCAGCGATACTAGCCGCATTCCATACGACTACTCCACTGGTGATAGCCACGGACATGATAAGTCCGAGGGTTATCCTAGATACTTTGACTTGCTTCAGGTCGGTAATGTCAGTCATTATTGAGAGCTTAACTTTTTTCTAATAGCGTTTTTTGCTTTAGTTCTTGCTAGTTGTTGTGCAGTACTAACACGATTTGATTTGCCGCCCTTTGAATATCTATCAAAAAAACCTTTACGAGCCATAGCTACTTCTAAAGGCAACTCGCTAGGTTTTGAAGCTTTATAATTTTTGCTTCTAACAGACTTACTTGGCATACCGCCACGCTCACCCGGATCTCTAGTTTTCCCAGAGTATCTATGCCCTAAAGCAATAGCGGCATTATGGCCGAATACTTTTTTTCTAGCCTTTCTAACCATTAGCTTGCCGCTGAAGCTGATCCGTCACCAAACTGCTTGGCAACAACGCTCTTAACAAGGCTGAGAACAGCAGTAGCTCCTGCAAGTCCAGCCGCTTTCATGCTTCCCATGTCACCAATGGTGAACACAGCAAGGAATGACTGCGCGAATGTGGCAATCACTCTCTCAAGTACGTCTTTGTTAAACATTATTTACGTTTACCTTTCTTTACCTTCTTGTATGGTACTTTCTTAGCCTTCCCTTTGGAAGAGCTAGTTGCATATTTAGGCATATATTCTCCTATCTATTTGCGCTCCCGAATCCAGTAGCACCTCTTTGCCCTACGACAGCACCACCTCCACCACCGAAAGCGGCTCCACGTTCTTCAATTCTTTGTTCAACTGTATTCATAGCTCCTGTATCAACACCGAATGCAGATGCGACACCTTCTGTTTCAATTCTCAAATCAGTATCTTCAGTTATTTTTTCAGCGTACAAAAGTTCCTGCCTTGACAAATCTCTGAACTGGCGGTACTGAGCTTCCTGAGTCATACCAAGATTAGCTATATTCTTAGCGACACCTTTAGTTATACGCTCACCTAAAATCTGGTCAGCCGCCGCTTGAGTGTAAGCTTCCTTAGCTACCTGTTCCAAATCAGTGAAGTCCTTATTAGGATCAAGAAGAACACTAGCTAACATGCCGTCACCAGCTTGACCGTACTCGCTCATAAACCAACTCTTAACATCAACAGGTGCGTTAAGAATCTCATCGTAAGCTATCTGCAAACGATCACGAACCTGCTGGATACTAATGTTCCCACCCATAAGTGTAGTAACAAGAGTATCAACATTACCTACAGTCTCTCCGGGTAACCATTTGTCAACGAGTTCACGTAACGAATCTTCGTACATGATGTACTCGTCAGGTGAGGGAGGGCCATAGCCTGCGTCAATAGCGGCTTGCATTCCGGGAAAGCGAGCTTTGAATTGTGGCTGGTCCATGATTAAAAGAAGTATTGAATCTGGTGGTACTCCTGCTTGTATCTGTGTCTGCACCCAACCTGCTAATCCTGATACTTCATCGGCTGAGAAACCCCATCGTCTAAGTGTGGATGTGATTACTGCTGTGTCACCGGGAGTTCCTTTAGTGTCAGTAGTAGTACTGCTTTGAGCGCCACCACCACCTTCACCACCATATATTGGATTGCCTTCTTTGCCGCCACCAAGCATGTAATTGTCCCAGAACATGCCCCAGTTGCCTTCTTTATTTATAAATGTATCAAGTAAGCCTTGACTTTCTAGCCATGCGGCGAAACCTGCTTGGTCTGGATCAGAATAATCTATTGTATTTAAATCAGTACCAGCATTTTGAGCATCAATAACAGCCTGTGCGCTTCCAGTAAGTTCAGTAGAAGAAGATTGTGTATTAACAAGTCTTCCTTCTTTCCAAACCATAGACCCAGATGCCATAGCTCCTCTGTTTGCACGAGCCATTTCATCAGCTTTTGTTTTTACATCTGCTATCGCTTTATCTTGTGCCGCTTTTGCTTCTTCAGGAGTTTTTCCTTCAGCTAATTTTGCTAACTCATCTAAGAAAGTCATTGAAACATCCTGCTCAATCCAGTGCCAATAGCACCAACTTCTCTCTTATAAATATCAGAGTTAAGGAACCTGTCATCCTGCCTTGCGTACAACTTAGCTTCTTTCATAGTCATAAATCTTTTCTTCCCGTCATCACCAGTAATAATAAGATTGTCAGCACCTATATCCATAAGATCTATTTCATTATCTCCAAGATCCCAGTACTGACCAAGAGTTCTTTTTACTCCATCCAACCTGTCAGACAAAGTAGTCCCATCAGTAGCGTAAGCTTCTCCGATATCAAAGTCGTCTACACCCCAGTCATTAGCCGCAACAGTATTGATACGTTGCAACGCATTGTCCATAGTGTTCTTACCTGTTGTGATATCCCAAGCCCATTGCCAAGCATCAATAGCGTTATCGCCTATGAGTTGCTTGTTAGCTAACCCTTGTAGTCGTTTAGCTAAACGATTAATGCTACCTGTGGTTGGTTTAGAAGTAGGATCGTACTTTATTTTAGCAAGTTCCATTTCTATTTCTTCTGCCTGCCAGTTACCCATCACAGCATCTTCGCTGTATTCGGCGAGTTCTTCGTCTGTTAAAGAGAACCCTAAAGCTGTAGCAGTGTTTCTAATTCTGTCTTTTTGTTCTCGAATACGGTTGTCGTAATCTGCACGATCTGTAACTTTTAGTATTAAAGCCGCGCGTTCTTCAGGTAGATGTGTTGTGTACCATGTGCTGTTACGAATCACATCATCTAAATTGTTTATCAATACTTGTTGAGCTTCAGGCTGATCCCATATTGCGTTTGATTTATCTGAATACTCGTCATACCAATCAGATAAACTATCTATCAATCCTTGATCGCCGAGCATCATTATGTACTTGTACTGAGGGTATATTTCTAACCATTCATCAAGATCCAACTCTTCTTCAACAGGTATTTCAGGTGGAGTAGATCCAATAACACCTATACCACCACCTTCAACGGGTCTTCCTCCCGGAGTAAAAGACATTATTCAGACTCCTTTAACCAAGCGTTATTAAACCGTTTCTTAAACGCTTTATCATCAGGGTAAGCGGTAGTAGCACCAGCTTTACCCCCACGCCAAGCACTAGCAACCCTGTTCCAATCCTTATACTTATCGAAAAGAATCTGAGACATACCAGCCGCTACACGATCCTGAGTTATCTTGTCAGGTGCAGTAATAACACCAGTAGTCTCATCCTTTTGAAGTGGAATTTTCTGACCGAACACCTGTTCAGTCCACTTATCCCAATGCTTAGGAAGAATCTGCCAACGTCCAACAGCACCAGTATCAGGATCAACAGCACTGTAATTATTATTAGAAGTAATAGAACCCATCACACGCAAAAACTTTTTACTAGCTTCATCTATAGGAATACGCCTGTTGTTAGTTTCTCTAGAAGCATTCATTACTTCTTGATCCCCGTAATGCATTTCACCTAACACACGATCAAACCCTCTAGCAATACCCTCATTGCCATCAGCGATAGACTTACTCAAATACTTATCCGCTTTTACACCAGGAGGTTTAAGTACACCTTCGCGTAAACCTAAAGGTTCAACATGCCAAGGAGTATTACCATCAAACTTTAAACCGTGTCTCACTGCTATACGTTTAGCTCTCTCCATTTTATGAGGAGGGATATGCACAGTTGCCGCAAGACCATCAACGTAAGGGCTTTCTTCAGCAGTAGTCCAAGGAACACCAGCAGGGTTAGTGGCACGAATGCCGTCTATGATCTGCTGTTCTTGTTCAGGTGTTGTAACACCACGAATAACTTTACCGCCTACATCATCAATCCACCTGTGTAGATTGTTTTCAAATGGTTCCCAAAGTGTGTCTGCCATTAAAACCCTACTTTTCCTGTGCTAGCAATAGACCGCAAAACATTACTTATAGCGGCACCCATATTAGGATCGTAGTTCTGGTTGTCAGGTAGATTCAAAGCATCAATAGCATTTTGAGCCATATCACTATGTATATCTTGTGCAGTTGTATCAACTGGTTGTGCAGTTAACCAATCTACACCAGCCGTACTACTCATAGAATCTACAAGAGCTTGTATACGAGAATCATCATACCCGTTAGTAGCACCTGTAGCTTTACCAAACGTGTTGTTAAAAGAACGAAGAATATCTGTATCAGATTTACTTCGGCTAGGGTCATTAGGATCATAACCTGCCATATCGAAATGGTATTTCATAGCTGACCTAGCTATATCAACTGAATTAGCTTCAAGCTTGCTTCTAATCTGTTGCGCTCTAGCGCGCTGATCGGCAGGTAATTTACCGACAGGTGTTGAAAGAATACGCGCTTCTTCTTCTGTTATATGCCCGGACATTAAAGCCCAATGGCCGTAATCATTGTTTGAATTAGCACCAACAACAATACTGTCTGCCCAGTCGCTTGCGAAAGTACCATCCGAATAGTAGGTAGCAAGCAACTGTTCAATTCTTTCATTATCAGCGGCTTGACCAGCTTCTGATAAAGCAATTTGGTCTTCACTTGAAAGATTTGCAAATCCTTCAGACATAAAAGAATTGAAAAGTTCCTTACCTCTTTCAGTAAGAACTGCACCTGATTCATCTAATGCAACTGTTAAAGCTTGTTGCCCTATCTGTCCAGCATTATTAATCATCATGTTACGAGTCTGTCTTATCGCTTCGCTATCAGCGTCACTTGTTATTTGTCTATGGCGAGCAACATTTTCTAAACGCTTTTCAAAAAGAAAATCGTGTACAGAATAATCCCCACCATTATTTACTTTTGCTTTTAACAAATCGTGAGTAAAATTTAACACCGCTTGATGAGTAGCTTCATCAGAAGTTATACCAAACTTAGGCATTAAACGCGCCCCGTCTTTAGTGTCAAAATATCCAAGCTCCTGCAATCTTGACTGTATAAGACTCATCTCTTGGCTATCTAAACTTCCTAACCTCTTTACTATTTCTTGTGGGGCAAGTGACATGCCAGAAATTAAATCATCCAAACTGTCAATAACACCTTGTGGAGTGCCATCGAAAGTTATTTGGATAAAGTCTTGGAATTGTGTCGGATCTTTTTCTATTTCTTCGACAAGCGCAGACATATCTTCGTCAGTAGTAGTCGCTAACATTCCTGCAACCGTTCCAGTAGCTAAAACAAATCTGCTGTTATGGCGAAGATTCTCAATGTAATCATTAATCATTTGTTCTTTTACTTGCTCTGAGTTGTAAAACTCTTTTTCAAAATCTTCAGGCGTGTACCCAAAAGTCTTTTCAAAAATAACATCTGTAGACAAAATCCTTGACATTTGCATTACGCCTTCGGGCTTACCTAAATCAATTCTTTGAGCGCCATCAGCTTCCATAAAGTGCTGTCGGCTACCAGTACCCATCATGGATTCCCAAAGGCTGTCAAGAGTTCCAGTACCGCTTGTCCCACCTAACGTAATAATAGATCGGTCAGATAAAAATGCTATGAACCTTTCCCAATTTTTATCTGGTCCTTCAAGCTCTGCCACAATGTTTTTTGCTAAAGCTAGTTCATCTGTAAGCCCAAGATCTTTAGGCAAATCTTCAAGTTCAGGATATTGAGCGCGAAGTTCAGCTATAGTTTTATATCCTGATGGAGAAGGTTCATCCGATCCATCAATACCAACTAAATCTTGTGCTAGTTCGGTTACATCCCCAATAGCGTCTGCAACATTTTCTACAATACCTGGAATCTTTACCATTACAACGTAACTCCTGTCCACTCACGATCAGGTATAATCTTCGGTGCAATCCTTATAAGCCCTGCTCTAAACTGACCAACCCATTCCTGATTCAAATAAGGGATAACAAGGTTATTTAACAAAGGTTGTAGATGCGGTTTGCCTGCCACTTTTTCCTCAATTCGTCTTAAAAAGAATGCTTTCACAAAACTCCTATAGTCTTCAACATTTGGTCTTTTATTAATAACTTCCAATTCGTAGTTTAATCTAACAATGTCCATCATTACATCTAAAATCTCATTCTTATAAGGTGAATCAGGTATCATTTCAGGGTTTCTAACAATCTTTCTAAACTCTTGGAACGTAGCTTCACGCCTTATAGATGAACGTCCCTTCTGAGTTTCAACAAAGAACACAGGATGTCTGTCCATGAAACCTTTATCCCAAATATTGAACCTTTCAGTAAGTTCCTTAGCCGCTTTCATTTGATTCTGTGATTGTAAAACTGCAACAGCATAAGCATTGCGTTGTTTACGGTCATAATATTCTGAAGCCGCGCCATTAAAATAGAAATCTTTAACGTATTCTTCTTTGCTTTTAAGTTCTCTTAAACCTTTAGCTATCTGACGTTGCTTCCAACCCCAAGCCATGTCTTCGTTGTATTCCAAACCAACTTCGTAAGGAACTAAGAAGCTGGTTGAATGAGGGAAATTCATAGCCCATTCACCGTTTTCTGTTAACCATTTATCAACAGCCTTACTTTGTTGTGTGTAACCAACACCTGTTTTTTTGCTGGTACCAGTCTGGAAGAGAGACATCTTTGTTTGAGTTTCCCAAGAGTCTTTATCAAAATCTTCATCATACTTATGGTTGTCATAGAACATCAGCAAAGCTTCATCATGTGTCCATCCTTGCTGAATGTACCAATGCAACTCAGAGTTCCAATCCCAAGCATCACCGAAACGTAAATCTTTGTTTGTTCCTTTACCTGTACCTAAGAACCATGTAGTGAAATTCATGCCCATTATCTGTTGCGCTTCATGGTCTAACTGTTCCATGAACTCTTCATTGAACAAATCAGGGTCTTCTTTTCTGGATATCTGATCTTGTGTAGGCATACGCCCTGTTGCTTGACGAAGTTTAACTGCTTGTATTTGTGCAGAAGCGAACTGTTCTCCCCTGTTCCAATGCTGTTGTGTCATAATTAATCCCTGAGATATTGGATAAGGGAAGAAAGCATCAAGGAAATCATGCAGTTTTGAATTACCAGCATCTTCAGCATCTCTATTGTCTGCTACATAAGCAAACCGTTCTTGCATGAAAGGACTTATATCTTCAAAAATTGTAGGATCAGACACAGCTAACCGTGTCAATGGGTAAGAAATAAACGGTCCGACTTGTGGCCTGCCAACAGTTTCTAAATCGTATCCTGGCATAAGTCTGTCAAGTCTGAACATTTGGTCAACTGTAGGTATGCTTGCTACACCTGCAAGATATCCACCTATAACTGGTATTTCATGTAAAGCATCCATTAAAACTTGACTTGACGGCAACGTAGCAGGAATAATCAAGTACCTTCTCCCATTCTGATCTTCTCTAACAAGCCCTGCTTTTTCACCGCCACGAATAGTTAACTGAAGATTACGTAACATCAAAGGATTTTGTGTCAAGCCTCTAACCCAACGTCGTAAATACAAATCTTCAGCAAACCAGAATGGGATTAATGATCCCATCATTTCTTGGAATTGTGACCGTATACGATGATCGTCAATGAATGAAGCTGTAACTGAACCTGCTTTTTCCATAGCATGATTGACACGGTTCTGATGTGCGTTGAATCTACGGTTAGAGTATTTAGTTAATTCTCTAATAGCTCCTGCTTTATTATTACTCTTTTCTATAAGAGCTTTCATAAAATCAAGATCAGAGTTTCTTGCTATAAGTTCTGCAACTTGAGCGTGATCGCCTTGAGACATAGCATAAGCAACTCTTGACAATGCATCATTGGGATCTAACGCTTGGTTAGACCATACGTGCTTAATGAAATCTTCCAACTGAGGAATAATATCTGCTTCATCTACAGTGGAGAATAATCCAAGCTTGTTTAAAATAGGAGATTCTTTCGCGGCGTTAATCATGTATGTGCCTTCAGTTTTCTCATACAATCTCCACGCTTCAGCAAAGTAATGAGTGAACATTGGTTCACGTACCATAGCTTCCATAGCAGGATGAATCACACCATCGAACCATGCGGTAAGAACTTTATTCCAAAGGTAATCAAACTTTTGTTGCCCTTTAAATTCGTGCGCGCCTACTCCTATTTCTGCATAAATACTTTGCGGTAGATCAGAACGTTTCCCATTAGCCATTAAGCGAGAAGGAATAACCTCGTCATCTAAAAGTTCAAATAAGATTTCATGCATAGCAGTTTCAGATGTTTGAGATAAAGTTATTTTCTTTAACCCTTCCAACTGGACTCGTGCCATATCTTCAACCATTGCATCAGTGTCGTTTAACACTGTGTAAAATTCGTCAGCTATTTCCCAATCGTCAGGGTTGAAATCTTTGTTTGTGTAATTTGCTTGAGATGTGTAATATTCCGTTTTCCCAGTCGTAGGATCTTTACGCTTATATGTTCTCTTTAAAATAACTTGAGGAACAGAATCTTGTATCTGTACCACACCTCCGGGTTGAGCAAGAACGTCTTGTGCTACAGCGAACACTGATTGGTTTTCAAAACCACCGACATCTTCAGGAGAGATTATGCTTCCGTCATCTCCAACAGTGTAAAAAATTCTTGAACCATTTGGTTCTATACCAGCTACTTCTGAAACAACTGTTCCATTCTGATTCACACGAGGCGTTGTACCATACTGATTAGTTAACCGAGCTTCAGTAAGACCCGGCTTAGCAAAGAAAGCATCCGAACTAATATCCCTTACTTCTAATTTAGGTCCGATCCAATCAGTACCAACCCCTGTACCTGACCGTATTTCAGCTACCTCACGTAAGGCTTCATCTATAGCTTCACCTATTGAATGAGCAACGTGAGGATCAGATGATGCAGTTAACAAAGGTATATGTGTTTGTTCAGCCGCTTGACTGAAACCAATCATGTCTTCAAAAGAACCAATCGTTCTATTCTGATAAGGAGTAGCTGAAGGATGTATAAGACTCAATACTTTGTCAGCTACCTTTTCTCTATCAGGTAAAGTTTGAGGCAATCTTCTCATCAATTTTCTGTAGATAGCATTTTGTATATGTATAACAGAATCAGGATCTTGCCCTGCCATAATGAAATAATCAGCAAGAACACGTATAGCTGGTTCAGAAAGTTTAGGAGTCCAAACACGAACCGCTCCTCTTTGTGGAGGAGCCATGCCTGTTTGTCCTGCTATACCATGACCACCTAATTCATAAGCAACCATTGAATGAGCCAACTGTTGACCTTGCGGACTACGCATATATGTTGTATTAGCGTCATGTGCCAAAGCTAAAACTTCATCAAGATTAGAACTCATTCTTGTAGAATCTGGTGCTATTAAACTCATAGCCATTAAACGAGACATAGCAGTGCTACCTGTCTCATCACCTAATCTAGCTATCATCCAGTCTTGATTAATTATAGATGTCCAAAAATTCACATCAGTTTTACTAGGAGTCTTTGGATCAGTTAACAAACCTACAAAAATTTCCATAAGGTTATTATCGTCACCTACATTATTAGCCCAGTTGTCGAACTGTGTATGAAAATGTGTAGGCGCATCAGCATCAGGCGACAACGTAAGATTACCTGTGCCATTATAAAGTTGTTTTAATGCTCTTCTTTCTTGAACAGATAATCTTTCTATTATGCGAGCAACTTCACGACTTGCACCTATCGGATCATCAGCATCAAAAACAATACCTAGCTCATCTAAAATAATTCGGTTTGTTCTTTCAGCTTGAACACTAACATATTGAGATAACTCTCTAGCCATAAGAACATGCGCTGGACTTTGACTCATTTCAACTAATTGTGAATTAAGACCGTTCCAATAATCTAAAGTTCTGTCTCCATCCTTATCAACCCAAGTAAAATCTGATCCCGCATAATTTAAAGGTATACGATGTCTAGCTTGTATAGCCTTACCGAATCCACCTGATCTCATAGCTTGATCTAATGAATGTTGAGGATTCAAATACGGATCGTAAGTATTAAACAGATCGCGCATAAACGAATCTCGTACACTTGGATGCGATAATAGAATATCCATTGCGTCCATGTGCGCTTCAAATTCTGTTTCATCAGTTAACTTCTTACCGAACCATTGAGCAGTAGCCGCTTTGCTAGGTAACCCTGCGCTATTAGCGAACTTGTGCATTACCTCACTTGATCGTGCCGCCGCCCACTGACCTAACACCCAGTTACGGTAAAAAATTTTACCTCTTATAGTTGACGACATTTCAGAACGCACGATTTTTCTATTGTCTTCAAACATTTTGCGTTGAGTTTCCCAATCAGAGAATTGGAACTTTCGTCTTTTAGTTGGGTCGTCAGTTAAACGTTTCAAAGTTTTACGTGTAACTGCAATATCTCCAACACCGCTTATTTCTGATGCGAAACGAAGCGGAGCCGTAAGTAATCCCATAAATTTATTGTGATGAACCTCACCCATAGATTTAAGGTTCAGATTTGCTATTTGTTTAAGATCAGAACCAACAAGCAAATCTTCATATTCGCCTTTACGAATACGTTTTCCTGTTACAGGATCAAATACATCATGGACTGCTCGACCTTTGTAAACAGGGATCTTGGTTCCATACTGGTCGAACATTACTGTTCTTCCATTAACTACTCGTGCTAAACGACCACGTATAGTTGCGCCCATCCCTTCGCGTAAAACAAACTGTAAAAGCTCGTCGCCACCATTTCTCGGAACGTAACCAAACCGTAACAATACTGATGGTCGCCAAACTTTACTGAACATTTTATCAATAGTGGGCAAGCTCATAGCCCAACCCATATGTCGAATGAATCCCATGTACCTAGCGATACCTGCTAGTTCCCGAAAATCAGGAATGATATTCATTTTTGACAACTGGGCTGATTGAGCAGGCCCCGGAACTACCGCTCGTTTAACTTCAAACCCACCAAAGAAATCAATATTGTCTTGCCTGTTAATGTCATATACATGATCTGCTTTGCTAATGAAACGTCGCATGAATGTTTCAACTTTTGGACCACCATGCAGTATCGCTCCTGATCTGGCCATGAAATCCATAAGGAACTCGACTTGCACATTCCATCTTTGAGCTTCCGTTCCATTAATGAACGTGTGTTTAAAATGTTCAATAACTTCACGAGGCATGTCAGCAAGAATGCCCATCTCTACAAGAGCATCAAATTCTTTCAAAGCAGTCTTATCATCCAAAACATCAATAATATTATTTAAAGGAACATGCGTTGTAAGTTTCTTAGCTAGTTTCGCTGGGTGATACATAAGTTGCACAGCGACTGCTTTAACATGATCTCCTACACCTAACGCACCAGCTTTAAGACCACCTATCAATTCATAGTTTCTACTTCCCGGCTTGTGCCTAGCATGTTCAAGATAATTATTGTAAACACGGAACCATCCACTGAAAGTTTCAGGGCGTTGACCTGTCTTAATATTTTTCAATACATCTTGGTCAGCAATATTTATTCCTTGATCTGCATAGAAGTTAAACAACTCGTCAAACATTGATTGCTTTGATGCATAATCAACAAATTCTTTCTTTAAAGTCTCAGCAGTTTTAATAAGATCTTCTACTTGAGCAGGATCGCTAATACCCATACTTTGCAGAAGCCGACTATCAACAGGCCCATCAGCAGTCGATTGTAAAATAAGACCAATCGACCTAGCATCTAATGGTTTTTTAAGATCCTTAATCACAATACGATTAGCGTCACCTACAGGTAAATTCATACGATCAGATAATTCTCTAGCAACCCAACGTCCTTGTTGAGCTAAATACTGCATTCCGATACGAGACATGTCTTTAGCTAAAGCAGTAGTTTGGAAATTTCTAGCACCAAAATCTACAATTACATCTATATGTTTGCGCGCTAAACCTAATGATCTACCGACTACACCAGTTGGGAGCAACACGGCATTAGCCGCGCCTCTGCCACCAAAGCCTGTTGATAAAGCCGCAGTTCCAGCCTCACTGTACATAAATTCCCATATGCCATCAGGAGTTGAAAGCCCTGTATTAGCTTTTGTAAACCCAGCCGTGTACATGTTTTCCATAGCTTCGCGCCCAAGAGTTTGCGTACCTACAGTTTCAACAAATGTTTCCCATACGTCACCTTTAGGAGCGACATATTGTAAAGTTCTTTTTTGTTTATGCCATGCTTTCATTCTTTCATAAACAGGTTTTAATCCTTTATATTTTTGAAGCAGATAAGTTTCAGGATGAATCCAATCAGGGTTAGCTTTTGTTAATCTGCTTTCAGCTATAAGCTCAGCATCTTTTATTGTTATTTTTTTACCAGCTTCAGCGGCTTCTCTGAAAATTTCACTAGTTAAAGTATCCAACTCGTCTAAACTTTTAAACGATTCAGCAACTTCATCTTGGAACTTGATTAACTGTCTACCTCTCCAAAGAAGAATAGGTTTAATACCACCAAAGAAATTTTCTGATCTGGCTTTACTAAACCAGTCAGCCATCTCATCTGCACCTGAAGTTCCACGTAACGAATACTTATTGTTAGCTCGCATCGCGTCAGTTAAATTATTCCAAAAATCAATATTATTCCACGTAGATTCTCTTGCTTGCCAAGGGCCTTTCTTAAGATCCTTACCTTGAATACGAGCTTTGTTTTTTAAGAAAGTTCGCTTAACTAAACCGGGACGAACCATTGCCATTTGAGCAGGGCGTGTCAACTTAATAGCTTTCATCCAGATTCCACCAGCCCAAGTAGTTGGGTCTAACAAAATCTCAGTAGTCATTGAACCAGCGAAACCTACAATGGTTCCATATGTAGTTCCACGTTCAGCATCAGGTAAAAAAGCATTATTCTTATTCCAGAACTTGCGTGAATACTCCATTGTGTCCACGCGACCTTCATCAAAAACATTTATAGCTTCACGCGCACGATCAGAATTAATCCAGTCCATTTCTTTTTCAAATTCTTGACGAATAGATTCATCGTCTTCTAAACCTGTTCGACGGACAATAAGATCCCACACGCCGTTCTGTCCGAAACCTGCGTACATTCTCAGCATCTCTACTTGAGAATCATCAAATCCCATTTTCATTACTTGAGCGTAAGAGTTCTCATCAAAAGAAGTTTCCGCATGTTCAGTCATACGCCAACCATCCATCACAGAACCAATGTCACCAAGGAAAGATCCTTCTTTAGCATCTGTGTAAGCAAGCGATCTTCCTGCACGTTGAGCGAAACGCCCCGACATCATAAGAAGTTCCCAAGCTTTATCAAGCTGAACTATTTTCGCGCCAATGCCTAAACCTTTAACAGAAAGTTTTGTAACCCCTTTAACAAAATCACCAACATAAGGAATACCACCAAGACCCCAAGCAAAACCGGGGCCTTTCTCTCCGGGTGGCCTGTATCCTATATCACGTAATCTTTTCTGAGCGGCTGGTGGAAGATTAGCAAACTCTTGTTCTTGAATCGGATCAGCCATACTTTCCAACATGGATTTACCATCAGATACAGATTCAGCATTACGTGTAGTTAAATACTCATCTAACATGTCGTCATCGCTTGTATCAGCCATGACAATATCTGTTAATTGGTCAAGATCCCCACCGAATATTCCGAACCCACCATTGTTTGATATGAGTTCAAACCTGTTATTAAGACGTACGTCCTCATAAGAAGGAGCATGGTCATAATTTTCTGGAACATCAGAATCCGGCAACTCATAATTATTTGAGCCACTAAAAAATGGCGATACGCGAGTTCTACTATATGGAACTAATTGTTTCTCAGCCACGAGACTCAAACGATTCTACAAGAGCAGTCAAGTTAGGATTGCCTGTAGTCATAGCGAGTCTCTTAATCAATCTGTTACTTCTCTCAGAAGAGTAAGTACCCAACTGTGCGCCCGGCATAGGTTGAGGTTCAATACCAGCAGTCAACCCAAGATCAGGGCGATCATCTGCCGCTGTTAAAGGAGTGACATTAGGTATCCACTGCTGTGCTAAATCCAAAGGTGCATTAACAGCACCTTGAGGTTGAGCCGCCGCTACCTGACCATCAGGTGTACGCGCAGTATCATATTTAGTTTGCATGTTAGGAAGAGCTATACCACCCTCGTTAGGATTTTGAGCCTGAAGATTCTCAGACTTCTCACCATATGAAGCACCAGCTTCCAAACCCGGAGCTTTAGCTCCTTGAGTTTTCTTAGCTCTAGGCATTAGCGCCTGCTAACAATGCGGCTCTCATCTCAGCTAAACCCGGAGGAGCTTGTTCAGGAGGAGCGCCAGCCGCCATCTCTGGACCACCGGCTAATCCTGGTGCCGCTTCAGGAGCCATCATTTGACCTTCGGCAGGTTCAGGAATTTCCTGAGCTTGTTCTTGGCGTAGCTCTTCGTCAGCCCTACGGATAGACTCAAAAATGTCATGTCCATCCTTTCTGAACTTTTCGATTTTCGCTACATAAACAATAGGCATAGTTCCTTGAGCGGCTTGTTGTTGTATACCTGCCATTACCGCTTCTTCTAATTGTTCCTCATCAACCCTTCTGCCTTCAGCTTCAGGATCGTCAACGAAAGGATGCTTCACACGAAAAGTATTAAGACTAATACCTTTCATCTGTAGCAACTGACCTAACTGAATTGTTGTACCCTGAACATCTGCTCCGGGTATTGAATGAGAAACAACATTATCGAAAGACTCGAAATGTTCTTCAGGTGTGAACTCTACGTGACCGAAGTCACCTGAGTAGCCTGTGAATGTAACAAACTTTTGTTGATCGAAGTAACCTCTGTAACAAGCAAAGATGCATTCATTCAAATAGGGAAGATGTGCTTCCATTGTCTCTTGAAGCTCCTGCACACGTGGATCAAGAGAAGCGCCCATGAGAGCGTCAATGCCCCTACCAGTCCGTAAAGCACCGTAACTTTCTCCACCGATCTGGGGAACCGTGCCAGTAGAGATCCTCGCATTACGTTCAAGTCTATCAATGGCGATATTGGTCGAGGGATCGGGTGAGGAGCGAAGCTCTCCAATTTGTTCTGCGTCAAGCAGTACGTTGACTTCACCTTCGCGCCCATCTTTCCATTCACCTCCTACAATCATAGGCACTTGACCTGAACGGCCAATGATGTACCTATCAGGGAAAATTGCTTTCTCCTGTGCGATTATTTCCAAAGCCATAAGCTTTGCCATCAAGTCTGTCATACCAACAACATTTGAAACTGATGAAGCTATCTTATCTAAAGTGATACGTCCAGGAGTTATTACACAAGGCATGCCTGCTCTGTTAATAGCCCTTGACAATTCTAATTGTGTGCTGTGATAAGAATACGTTGAGTTGTGATAACCATAACGTGGCCCCATTATTCCAATGACGATATGTTCACCGTCAATCCATTCGCATACATCCCATAGTTCTTGCCTAGCGTTTTCATCTGAATCTATAGGCCCACCGTTTTCAGTTCTAGAAGCAGGATAATTTGCGCGTAGCCAGTCACCAGACTTGCCGTACACAAAACCACAGTTACGAGGAACATCATAATTCTCAGCGGCTTGTGGTTCAGGATAAACACCTAAAGGATCACGTACCTCTATCTTTGGCATACCTAACTTGAAATCAGGGTATACGCATAAAGCTGTCGTAGCATAACCAGCGAGGTGACGATACGCTCTACGCATCTTAACTTTGAAACGATTCTGATACCACGTAGCGGCAAGCGCACGTTTACGCACATCAGCATATTGTCTCGATCTTCTACCTCTTTCTTTGCTAGGGTCTATAGCAGGACATCCGATAAATGGCATAACAGATGCGGCTCTTTGAGCTACAGCATCAATGTTCTCAGAAATTAAAGAAGGAGTTAATGGAGGAAGAATAGGTTCTTCATCCATAGAAGGAAGCGGTATAACATAATCACCGTTATAACGTTCTTTGATATCAAGCATACGTTCTAATAAAGGAGACTGTGCTTCTTGCCGCTGTCTTATTATTCCAACTATTTCTTCAAATGTGTACATTATGTTACGACTTTCGCAGGTGTCTTCAACTTACTCCAAGGTAGCGCTTTAAACTTAAATTGTGAAGAGTCAACGTCAAATGCTTGCTTCCTTTGTCTCCATAAAATCCATATGAACCAGAGTGCCATTACCTGATCCTGTCTTAGTTTAGTACCCCTTTTTAATGGCCGCCATGATTTTAGCTGTCTAATTAGCTGGTCAGCCTGATGTCTTGTTGACGGATCATCAGCGTAAGGTATCTCAATTTCCTCACGCATAAACGATAAAGCCATAGAAGGAACACCTATAGTTTCATCATATTTGTTCACACCTGTCAGATGTTCCCTTACTCTAAACCCATATTTATCTGTCATTTCAATAAGACGTTCATCACGAGATAACCCTTTTTGAAACACCATTGCTTCAATAACAACATCAGAAACAGTACTACCATTCTTCATACACCTGAGTATCGCGTCTTCAACTACTTGCAATATTTGTTCATTACGTGTCAACCCAATATCTTCACGAACAAAAAGAATCTTCAACTTTCCTTCATGGGGTGTCGCCGCAACAACACAATTATTGGAACCCAACGCAGGGTCTAACCCAATGTAAACACTGCACTCTTTAGGTGGGTCATGTAATACCGACCTTAAAGGATTTAAACATTTCTTTATAGCATCATCTGTAAATGTCGCAGAAAGAGAACTGGTAGGTTCCTGCATGTAGTTTCTTGACCATGCTTCTTCACCAACCTTACGACGAATACGATCAAGCTTTTCCATAGAAAACATTTCAGGCCATAACGGTTCAGGTTCACCCTCATCGTTTGTAACGATTGCAGGAAACTTAATAACAGTAAGGATGTCTTCATCTATTTCATTCATTACTCTTTCATAGAAATCATCCTCACCTACCCTTGTGCCATTAATACTTGTGCGCCCATTCTCACCCGGACGAGTCAACCAGTCCTGTCGGAACACCTCGAACATTTGTTCTGTAAGGTTTAACGAAACACGAGACTGAATATCATCCACATGCAAATGGTCGGTTCGAGTACCAGCAATTTTAGATCGCCAACCCAAAGCCACCATCGAATAGTCACGCTCATCATGCCTTTGCTTTTTGAAAACATCAAAATAATCAGCCCCCCACATTTGAGCAGTCTTACGACCACTCTGGTTCTGTGGAACAAACGGTCCGAACTTGCTTACATATTTAGGGAAAGGACCATGAGGTTCCATACGTGTACGGATACGCCCAAGAATTTTACGGCTCATATCCTGCCCTTCAGAACCAACAGTGATTCTGAACTCAGGGTTCGTAGCCAGCTTGTAACAAAAGTAATCCTCAGCAAGAGTAGTTTTACCATGCTCAGGTGGCCACAAGATAAGAGTTAAGTTACCCGGAGGTGTATTCTCATACGCATTGATAGCTTGAAGATGAAACCAAGGTGACATATGTCCGAAGTATTCATCTCTGAAACTTTTAAAAGAACCGTCCCATTCTTTCTTAGGTTCATTAATTGAGAGTTCATTTCTTAAAGCATCAGCTTTAGCCGCGAACTCTGGGAACCTTTGTCTCCACTTCTCATAAGCAGAACGTGTAACACCAACAATGTTACAAGCACCCTGGACTGTCCCTTGATCTTCTAAAGCTTGAAGAAACAGTTTCCTATTCTTCTCGCCTCGATCTTTACTAGCGTTTTGTGTCATAAGTTAAGCGTGGTCAAATACCGATTTGACTACCTCTAATTCAACCGTTTCTGCGGCAATGATACCTTCACTACCAACAAACCTTATTGTGTGAACACCTATCTGATCTAATGTGAAATCTTTATAATACACACCTGTACCAGATCGTGTCATACCACTTGACCCTGTGTAAGAAGTGTTAGTTCCATCAGGTTTATTCCAAGTAATAGTCACATCATCTTCATTATCTGTTGGATCGTCAGCAGTCCCACCAGTTGTAAACGTGGCAGTTACGCGCACTTGGTCATTTTTATCGTATGTTGCCATTAAACACCTACTGTAATCGAAACGTCATCTACTAAAGATGATACAAGAGTAACATCGCTTGGCAAAGAAACTGCCAAAGTTACATGAGGATTTGGTCTGTTAGTCTCAATAGTGCAACTAATTGTTGCCGATCCTGTAAGCGAAGCGGCTATCAAAGCCTCCTCGATAATAGCTGTTAACGTAGAACCAGTAGAAGAAAGCGACTCGCCAGTAAGATAATGTTTTTGAAATATCGTAGCTGACAGTGACGAAGATGCTGATATGCCTGCACTCAACAAAGCTTCTTCGATGATTGCAGTTACTGTAGAACCAGTAGCTGAAAGCGAAGAACCTATAAACTGTGTTGATTGAACAGTCGTTGAAGTGGAACCCGACCCAGTGACACTACCCCCAATAAAGTTCGTCATCTGCAATGTGACACTGGAAGAACCAGAAGCAGATATTGAAGCTGCTATTGTGTGCGTTTCGTAAGAAGCTGCACCGTCGTAACGCCAGTCGGCGCTTCGGTAACTTACATTAGCTTTCCGATACCCGATATTGAATGTTTGATCGGCATACTCGGTTGTTACATGGTTGTAATTTAATCCGGGTTCGCTGTATTTGTAAGTTGATCCTGTATACGCAGAAGATCCACCAGAATACTCTAATGTGGTTGAGCTATAGTCTTGTCCGGGTGCTGGATATACAGGCATTAATCACGTTACTCTTCGGCTTTAGCTTTAGCTGTAGGAGGGTCATCAGGCCAAACAACTTCGGACACCTTGCTATATGTTGCAGGTAGGTCACGTAGTTCTTGACGGTATGTCGCCCATTCTTCAGCAGTATGATCGCCTAATACTGCGTCTGCAATTTGAGTCCAATCACAGTCACGCAACAATGCGTTACGATGCACTCTGGTAAAAGTGAAATCCAAATCCATTGCTGTGGCTCTATCTTCCATTTCTTTTATTTCTTCTGCCGTGAGTTCGATATACTCACCGTTCACGACCTTATATCTTGGTTCTGCCATATTTTCTCCTATCCTGCTCCATTTATTCCATATAATGTA